CCGAACTAGCGCGCGTCAAGTCAGATCGAGATAGTTGGCGGCGCGTAGCTGAACGTCTCGAAAGGGAGAAACTGGCTGCCTACACAGCCCTCGCCACAGAGAAGGAAGCAAGGGAGAAGGCGGAGAAAGATGACCGCTACGCACGACGAAGACGAAAACATGCTTAGGTGGACGCATCCATCCTCCCCCGCATCGGACACGGCGCTTGTCGAGCGGCTGACCTATGGCCAGAAGCTCATTGCCGAAGCGATCGAAGCGCATTTTGGCGAGCGCAACGACGATTACGACGAAGACGTAGACGACACGTCGAACCACGATGCTTGGGATGCGTTTGATGCGATGACGCGCCCGGCTCTCGCCGCTCCCGCCGACAGTGCTGAGCCGGTGGCGTGGGGTGACAGCGGCCCTGTGCCCGGTCATTTCGGCGACGAGTTCGCCGCCTCGCCTGCTCCCGCCTCCAAGGGAGCGGTAGTCAGCGAAGAGCGAGTCAACGCTGCGGTTCGCGAATGGCGGCGGGTTCATGCATCGGGCGAGGCAGAAGACATTCACCAGGCAATGCGCGATGCACTCACCGCCGCCCTCGCCGTATCGGTGCCGGGGATGGTGGAGAAGCGCGCGCCAGCCGACTTCTACAAGGTGCTGAAGCGGTTCGCAGATGAGGATGGCAGCATTCGCGAAGGAAGGTTGACCGCACTGTCATTCGCGCTTGCCGAGGCCGCATCCCCCGCACTGAGCAATGGAGAGCGGGATGGCTAAGCGATTCGACAATGTGCGCTGCTTCATGTGGCGCGCGGCCGGTAAGTCGGCAATGCTTGTGGTGGTCCCGCTTTATGTGATCGACGCTGCCTTTGTTTGGCTGTCAAAGGCAGTCTCTGCCATTTGCACGGTACTCACAATACCATCGGTCATCTTCTACGACTGGTGCGTCAAGCGTCACAATGCGATCCGGAGCAAGTCCAATGGCTGACACCGACCAGATCGAGGCCATCCGAGCCAACGTCGAAAAGCACAAGGACCGCGAGCGCGCCATGTTCACGGTTGCTGGCGTGTCAGCGATCCTCTCCGAGCTCTCCCGCCTCACTGAGGCTGAGAAGCGGGAACCGACCGACAAACAAGTCAAACGAGCGACAGCCGAATACCTGTCGTATTGCGGCGAAAATCCCTATCGCGTGCTGCGCGGCGGCCAAGAATTATGGGAAGCCCGCGCGCCAGCAATGCGCGAAGCTTTCCGCGCCGCTCGCCGCGCTATGCAGGGGAGCGACAATGGCTAAGCGTATCCAGCTTTCACGACGTAAAGGCTGGCGGATGCCAGAGAACACCGTCAGCGTGGCGCGGCCTGGCAAGTTCGGCAACCCGTTTACGATAGTTGACGCTATCGAAAGCGGTTACGCCACAGCCAAGACCGCACAAGCTTTCGTTGTTGAATGCTTCCGAGACTGGCTCGGGCCTTCGCAGTCTGGTCGTGACTGGTGGCAAGGCCCCAAGAGCGATGCGCGCAAGGCCATCATCTTTGAATGCCTACCAGCGCTTCGGGGGAAAGACCTGGCATGCTGGTGTCCTATCGACAAGCCATGCCATGCCGATGTCTTGCTCGAAATCGCGAACGGGTCCCTCTCAGAGGGGGATGGGAAGTGAGCAGGCGCGCGGCACGCATCACGCATGATGAGGTGACCCGGATGGTGAAAGCTGTCCGCGACCTCGGCTTGCCGATCGGCCGCGTCATCTTCGACGGTGAAGCCATTTCGGTTGTGATCGGTGTGGATAGTGGGGAAAAGCCGGTCGAGGCCAATACCCAAGACGAAACAGTCGTGCCGCTGCTACGGAAGCCGAAACTGTGAACGCTCCCGTGCTCTTCAACCTCGAACACCTGACCGCCCGCGATAACGCGGATGAGACCAAGCGATATTATTTCCGCCGCCGAGGCCAACCGCTGACGCGCCTACCTGGAGAACCGCTATCTGAGCCGTTCATGAAGGCATATCGAGCCTGCATGGAGTGGGCCGCGCCGGCCGCTTCCGTGACTGAAGGCACGTTTGCTTGGATCTGCGATCAGTACATGGACTCGCCAGCCTTCAAGTCGAAGGCAAAGGCGACGCAGGACGCTCGCCGCCGCGTCATCAAGACTATGGTGGACGAGCCGCTTGATCCGGACCACCCGGCGGAGAAGTTCGGCGCCGAACGCGCAAAGGCCATGACGCAGGAGCACATCGAAATTCTGCGCGACCGCAAGGCGGACAGCCCAAATGCCGGGAACGAGCGTCTGAAGATATTGGGCCAAGTGTTCAAATTGGCCAAGGCCAAGAGATGGGTGCCGGTCAACATCGTGATCGGAACGGAGCGCCTGGAGGTTGACGAAGGCGGCCACGACACGGCCACCGACGAGCATATCGAGGCCTACTTCAGGAAGCACACCAGCGGCGCGGGCTGGCTCGCCGGCATCATCCTGACCAAGACTGGCGTCCGCGTGTCCGATCTACGCATCCTTGGGCGCCAGCACGTCAAGAAGGGCCTACTCTGCTTCCAGACGGTCAAAACCAAGGTTCTATGTGAACTGCCGATCGATACGGAGTTCAATGCCGCACTGCCCCGCGACAATATGACCTTCCTGCTTTCAGACGCTGGAAAGCCGTTCGAGAGCGATAAGGCGCTGTCTCAACGTGTGTCGAAATGGTTCCAGCAGGCCGGGTGCCCGGGCATTACCGCCCACAGCGTGCGCAAATGGCTGGCAACAAAGATGGCCGAAGCGGGCGCAACCGAATACGAGCTGATGTCTTGGTTTGGCTGGCGAGACCCGAAAGAGGCGCGGCCTTACGTGCAGGCGGCGAATCGCCGGAAGATGGCGCAATCCGCCTACGACAAAAGAACCTCTGTGTAACGCCAAAACGGCGTTGCACCCCTATGCGTGTAACGTATATGATAAAACGTAACCAATACAGGAACTTAGAGAGCCGAGTGGAGGCCTCGCCCGGAATGCCAGTCGACCTGAACTAATTGGCTTTTCCGTGTAACGCAACCCCATTCCAACATGCCCGTACGATAGGTCTGTGTAACGTCGTTTCGGGTTTTGTTCTCTGAGTTCTCCGATATCTGGAGGACTTGGCGGATGATCGCCGCGCTCTATGTCGAGACCAACGGCAGCTACTACAATCTGGACGGCGTCGATCCATGGGATGAAGCCCGTGATGCCCGCAAGTATGCTGGGCCATGGCCGCTGGTGGCGCATCCGCCCTGCCAGCGCTGGGGTAAGCTGTGGGCTGGCCAGCCGCTGCACATCAAGCGCACCGGAGAACGCAAGATCAAAGGTGACGACGGCGGTTGCTTTGCACATGCCCTCTGGGCTGTCCGAATCTTCGGCGGCATTCTGGAGCATCCGTGGGGCAGCCATGCCTGGCCGCACTTCAATCTGAACAGACCTCTCCGTGAAGGCGGCTGGATCGCGGCGGACTTTCATGGTGGCTGGACGTGTTGCGTTGAGCAGGGCAGGTATGGCCACTACGCCCGAAAGCCGACGCTGCTCTATGCCTGCGGTGTGGAGTTGCCGGAACTGGACTGGGGCATCGGAGAGCCAAGGCTTGACCCGGCGGTCATCGAGCGTATGGGCCTGAAGCGCGCCAAGCGGCTTGGAGAGGTCGGCGCCAGAGGCGGTGGCAAGGACAGCGCGCCACGGATTGGAACACCCGAGCCTTTTCGCGATCTGCTCATCAGCATTGCGCGCTCGGCGCGTGTTACAAATCCTACCACTGAAACGCTTTTACACCCAGAATATGTGACAAGGTCAGAGGCAGCCTGACCCCTTCCCCACCTTCCGCCACGATAGATGCATAGGAGAGATGGATGCCATACTTCAGCAATGCCGAAATCAAGAACCGTCCCGAAGGCTACGAGCCGGCGCAAGTGCTAGAGGGCGGTACCGTTCGTGGCCCTCGCTGCTGCGGCAACCCGATGGCCGACGATGGCGGCTGCTCTGAGGGCTGCTGTGACGACTACAAGTGCGAGACGTGCGGCTATACCGTTCGCATCGAATGGCCAGACTGAGGACCGCTGACCATGACCGAGACGGCTATACCTGAGGATATCCGGGAGAAGGCGACCCGGTTTGCCGGCGAGTACCTGGCGCACGACGTTTCCTGCGAACGGCTATACCGTGACGTAGTGGCGCTGCTGATGGCCGAGCGTGAGCGGGCAGCGGAGATTGTCCAGCCTTTCACCATGAAGGGTGGCCCAGGAGGAGCCTTTGTCCGCAAAGCGGCATGGAGTGCCCTGGATGCCATCCGCAACCAGCCCTAGGAGAGAGACGTGGCAGACTGGCAACCGATGGAAACGGCGCCGAAGGATGGGACGAGGGTTCTACTTTGGAGTGAGGAATGGACCGCCGCGTGTACGGGCCAATATTACGGCGAGCCGCGAGGGTGGGGCGTTTTCTATGATGTAGGTATGTTTAAGCACCAACCCACCCACTGGCAACCCCTGCCAGAGCCGCCGAAATGAACCGCCCCACCGTTCGCTATACCGCCATCCTGGCAGCTATCCTACTGCAAGGTCTGCGGGCAGCGGGTCGACAAGCGCGATCTGAGGCAGGTGCTTTGGCATGAACAGGTGGAGCATGAGCCGCTCGAAGCGGACGGCTAGTGCCTGGTTGGGTCGTCTTCTGCTGCGCTCGGCGGGTGGCCGTTGTCTTGGCATATGCGCTGCATGGCCCAGAACTCGCAGGAGTCGTCCGGCCCTTCTATAGGCACGGTAAATGGCCCGTGATCGCCTATCCACCACTCAGCGGTGTTAAGATGGCCTTTGCCATCAAGTGGTCTGCAGCCCCATCGACGAAGCTTCGCCTCCCACTGTGTTCGGGACAGTAGGCGGCTGGCGATCACGATGCCTCAATGAACGCTGGCGACGTACTCTTTAGAGCCAGGGACGAACCCAGCGGGCGCCACGATGCCGCGGTCTTCAAGTGCCTCGCGAATGTTCGAGAGCGGCTTAACGTCGATCGCCGCCTGCAGCCGGTGTGACAAGATGACCTTCAGAGCCTCAGTCACATCGGCGAGAACGCCGTCGACGTCGGTGTGCGACAGGACAAGCCCGGGAACATCATCGCTATACGCGCGAAGTCCTCCATCTGGGCGCCTCTCGAAGCACACGGTTACTTTGAATGAGCGGTCTGTCATTGCCTTTGAGTCCTGCACGGTTCCCTCTCCGTACATGGCCGCAGTCCTAGCACATGCGGCTCAAAGCCTGTCAATATGGTACTTTATCGTACCGTTTCACACTCTCGACGTATGTGCGATGCATAACGCACCCGAAGGCCCATTGTTGCATGCGAACCTTGCTCGGGCATTAACCTAAAGCAAAAGACCCCGCTCAGCCATTCAAGGCCAAGCGGGGGCGGAGGCACGCGGCAAAGCGTGGGTGTCAGGGTTGCGGTGGCGGACTTCGTTCCTTACGGTCTGCTATGGCTTGCACCGTCGCAGTGAGGGCGGCGACAGCATTGGATAGCCCGACAATGCTGTCCTGGACGCGATCTAGCCGGGCGAGCGTGGCCGTCTCGAACTTCTCTCGCGCGGTGAGCGCGGCCGTCTGGCTGGTCTCGACCGCAATCAGCCGGTCGTTGATCTTGGCCGCCTGCTCGGCGGTGACGTCGGCCTTCTGCTCGACTGCGTTGACGCGGACATTGACGGCATCGAACTTCGATTCCAGGTAGCCACTGCCCAGCCAGGTGATCAGTCCGATCACCGGCAGCGAGAGCGCCATCGACACCCGCGCGATGGCCAGCAGAAGCACACTTTCAGCGATTTTCTGCGCGCCCTTGGTCATCTCTTCCTCGTCTTCCATCCGCCCCTTTGCCCTTCATGCACTGCCGGCTATTTCGAAAGCACGATGATCGCGGCGACGATGACGGAAAGCAGAACAACGTCCGCGGCGATCCACAGTTTCATTGCCCGTCATCCCATTCGATGATCTTGTTCACCCGGGCCGCGCAGATCAGCAGGCCGACCTTGTTGGCGTTACCGCGGTCGAGCAGGTCGCCCGTGGTCTTGGCGCCGTCGAGACGATCGCCGGCTACCGCTCCCTGCTTCGTCCAGATCACAGGGCACTTGCGCTTCAGGGCGGCCGGGATGTGCCTTTCGACCGGCTTGATCTCAGTGATGACCTGCGGCTTGGGGCTGCTCATACAGCCGGAGCAGATCATCAGGGATAGGAGTGCCAAGAAAGTCGTTAACCGTCGCATTGTGCGCCCTCAGTTCGGATAGGCTGGTTGCCATGTCCAGCGTCGACTGGTTTGCGGCGTCGATCTCGTCCTGGAGAGTCGACACCAGCTTGTCGGCCTTGGCCGCGTCGGCCTCAGCCTTGAGCCTGGCCGCTTCGTTGTTCCTGTTGGTGGTCACGGCCAGATCGCGGTCGCGGATGGCTGTGTCGCGCTGGACAAGCGCATCTCGAGCCGAAACCTTGTAGTGATAGGCCACAAGGCCGATGCCCATGCAGGCGGCGATGGCGAGGGCAAGGGCTATCAGCAGGGCGCGGATCATTTCAGCCATCCATGCTTTGCGCCATACACTGTAATCCCGATGGCGATGGCGATGCAGATCGCGGACACAATGAAGAAGCCGCCAGAGCCAAACCACCAGCAGATAAAGAAGGCGATGATGACCAGCGCAGCACAACCGATGATGCGCAGCGCCCAATCGATGATCGGGATGAGGAGTTGATAGAGGCCGTTCATTGGAGGCCCCGCAGGCACAGGGCACGCTCGCTGATCTGCTGCCCGTCACCTTTGATCCTGCGAACAGCAAGACCCTTGATGACGCGGCCCTTGACGTAGACCCACTTGCTCAATTCCATGCAGGCGCCGCGAATGTCGCCAGCCTTCACCTTGCGGATGAGCGTGGATTTGCAGGCCGCGCCGGTCCCGACGTTGTAGGCCCAATCGTTGATGGCAATGTAGGTATCGTCGGGAACCAACTTCGGATCGGTCAGTTCGGGCGCGCAGGAGAGCATGCGGCCTTCGTGGGCCAGGATATCCTTCTGGGTCAGCGCATCGCACTCTGCGTCGCTATAGCGCTTGTTGCGGATGATATCGGAACCGGTGTGGCCATCGCACACGGTGAGCACATGACCGACATCGAAATAGGGCACATATCGGCGCCCTTCCCAATGTGATGTGTAGGCGGTCGCGGCGGCCAATAGCGCAGCACCAGCCGCGCCACCAGCTAGGTAGCGGCTCTTTGCCATGGAATGTTCCCTTAGAGGTCTTGGTCGATGAAACGACCGATCAGCCCGGCAATGCCGAAACCGAGCCCGAGCAATGCGAATGCAAGCGGCGACAGTGGAAGGATGCCTTGGAACAGGCTCCAGCTATCCCCTATGACGCCAAGAAGGCACAGGACAGAGAGAGCCCAGAACTTCACGCTATGAGCGCGGAGAGCCACCGTCCTGCTGTTGGGGAGAAGGCGCATGGGTTATTTCCGCTATTCGGTAGAATTCACTCAGACAGGAACGGGTTGACCATCACCTTGAGCATGTGACGGCCCGTGCCATTGTCGTTGGTTGTCCAGCCAAGCCAGATCTTCGCGTAGCGGCCCAGAAACAGAGGCCAATGACGCTCGAATGAAAAGTACCGCCTGCCCTGAGATGTCATGATGGCGGTGCGGCCCCATGCCCCGCCGCCCTTCGATGCCCCGAACTCCGGCGTCACCCAGGATATGCTTACGTCCCCACCGAACCCGAGCACATAGGCATTGAAGCCGTAGCCGGGGTTCCTGCACAGCCACCACATTGCCGTGGTCCAGCGCTTCAGGAAAGTCGCTGGCATGGGCTCACCTGTCATTCGGGAGCCGTAGATATTATCGTCGTGGGTATGCACCCAGGAGAGCGGCCCAGGCAGGCGCTCCAGCTTGAATGCGGCCGCCAGGAAAGCCCAGAACCAGCACGTCAGGATGGCGAAGAGATTTAACGCCAGGCCAAGCGGGGCCGATGCTGCATATAGCGCATACATCGCTCACTCCTCGAATAGTGGACTAGGCCAGACCCAATTCCGACCGCTGGACATCGTTCAGATGAAACGGCTGCTCTATCTTGGCAGCCTCGCGCCACCAGCCGGGAACATCTCGCGTCCTGAATACGCGCCTGTCCGGCCTTGGCATGCTGTCCTTTGAACTGCGGCTTTCCTGCTTGTGAATTATTGCCGCTCTCGTCGTCATCCGCTGGCAGAGGCGCTTGAGCGGATGGCTGCTAAGGATAGTGATAATGCCGTCGTCCATCCACTCGGCAGCCGGCGGCGCCGATGTTAGAGCGCAATCCCACCAAGCGTAGCCGAGCAGCACCTGGTCAAATACGAACGGGTATTCCAGGCTATAGGCGCACCACTTATCGAGGAGCGTTGTTGCTCCTTCCCCAACGCCAAAATAGATGTGCCCTCCAGCGAATGACCAGCCTCCGCGCTTGGTGGTGGATAAGTCCGCATCGCTACCGATCAGTTCAATCACGGGCCTGCGGACAACAGCATCGGCATCGACCCACAGAACCGGCCTTCCCTCTTCTGCGCGGATTTGTCTGATGAAAAGCGCCTTCTGAGCGCAATTCTCAATCCAGCTTCCCCTTGATGGGCGCGGCTCTATTCGGGATTCCAGTCCAAGCCTTCTAACAGAAGTTTCTAATATACGTGCGTGCTGTTCGTATGCAGTGTCGGGCGTGAAGTACGAAACTATTAGCGGGTGGCCTCTCATCAAATCTTCTTACGAAGACTCCCCCGCAATATCAACGATCCTGTTTAGGGCGAAACTGCCATTGTGAAAGCGACCCATGCCTGAGACGCTGCGATTGTGAAAGCGCCCGGATCGTCGGTTGTGCTCGTAAGTTGCCGCTCCGCGCTTTCGATGACCGACACATTGGCACCGGTGGACGCAATTGTTTGCTGGCCCTGCGTATAGGTTGCTGGATATCCTGTGGCCGCCGATACCCGTTGGGCGGCGCCGGCAATCCACAGATAATCCTTGGAGCCTGCGGCGGGTGTGACGCTCGGAGCGTCGGGGCCGGTGCTTGTTCCTGTAGCGGTCGCAACGGTGTAGACGCCGGCAGACGTGCCGTTGATGCGCCAAGCCATCCACACCGTCTCATTGTTGCCGTGCGAGATGGTGACGCCGGTTTCGCCGCCGGCCGCGACCTTGGTGTAGACACCCAGAATAACGGTGTTGGTGACCGGCACGAAGGCAGCCGTCCAGCCGGCCGGCGTGCTTGGCCCGGCGCCATTGTTCTCCATCGCGATGGCGACAATCAGAAGCTCGCCAGCCACCGCAGCGGAGAAGGCCGGAGAGGTTGATACGCCGCGCGTCGTGGCGCCAGCGCTTGCCCGTTGCACTACCTGCGGGTAACTAGCTGCTGGCGACGACGCAACCAAGATTTGCTGAATGGAAGACGGCATCAGGTCAGCCCCGTGCCAGAAATGATCCACTCCGTTGAGGTGATCTTCAGGGCGGTGGCGATGCCGTTGGCGGCCAGTGTTCGGCTACCAGTGGTTCCCGCTCCTGCCAGTCGCATTGTATCAGTGGTGATTGAAATCGTGATCGTTCCCGCGCTCGCCTGATTGACGAAGGTGACAGCCGTGCCGATCGGGAAAGCCACAGACGAATTGGCCGGGATCGTGAAGACGCGCGCCGTGGTATCGGCCGAAGGGTGGAGGATGTGCTTGCCGCCATCGGTCAGGACCAGCGTATATGCCGCGCTCTGGCTGTTCTGGCGGATCAGCGAGGAGAGTTGAGCATCGTAGGCCAGAACGTCGGTGCCGATAGCGAGCCCGAGATTTGTTCTGGCGCTCGATGCCGTTGTAGCATTGGTGCCGCCATTCGCGACGGGCAATTGGCCGGTAACACCAGTTGAGAGCGGCAAGCCGGTGAGATTGGTAGCGGTGCCCGATGCCGGCGTGCCCAGCGCCCCACCAGTGAAGTAGGCCGACCCGGTTCCTACCTCGTCAGTCAGCAGCGCCCGGAGATTGGCGGAAGTCGGGCTAGCCACCCACGCATCGAAATTGGCCGCCCGTGTGATAGCAGCCCACGATGTCAGATCCGCGTCATACGGCTGGATGTTCTGCCCGAAGGCCAGCGATGTCGTACCGATCACGATAGGATCGGCCGTCGTCACCCACCACAGCGGGCCATTGGTCGAGCCGCCCGTGACGAGGACGGCGGTCCCCTGTTTCACGTCCCGGTTGGAACTGAAATCTTTGGCGCGGTTCCATACCCCTGTGCTGGCGACATAGATGCCATTATCGGCAGCCGTCGTCTGGTTCTTCACCAGCACGCGGTCCCCATCAACGATAGAGACGCCATCGATGGTCTGCTCCCCGGAGAGCGTTATATTCGCCGTGGTCGCGGCCTTGCAGGGGCCTTTGATCGCGGTAGAGCTGCTGAGGCCATCGAGCCTGTCGGTCTGGATTGAGGTCACCGGGCATCTCCTAGAAAGCCGACCCAGAGGAACCGGCTTGAAAAATCTCGGGTTTTGGAGTTCAGTGCGCGTCCATGCACAAACAGACGTTTGAATTCATCATTGCCACGCTGATCGGCGCGGTTGTCTTCGTCATCATCGGGTACTTTGCTCAGGCGGGCGGGCTGAGCTTTTCGTACTGGCTCTCGCGCCCCCAGCCAGGGCCGTGGGCCTTGGTCGGCGCCTTCGTCGGCTTTGGTCTCAGGTTCATCCGCCGTTGAGCCAACCTGCCGCCATCGTGATATTTGCCGGCTGGACGCTTGCCTTTGTCTTCGGCGTCTACGTGTGGTCAACCGGCAAGATTAAGGGCTTCGGCTACTTCCTTGCCGTCTGGCTTGGCCCGTTTGTGATCGCGGGCGCCTTAGCCGCGCTGGTTTCCCTCGATCATTCCTATTGAAACGGCTGGAGAGGCTTGACCATCATCCTCTGCCCGTATTGCGAGAGGCGCTTGGATTCCGTCTTCCTGATATAGCCTGGTGTTGCAACCTCGTGCAGCGAGTTCAGGAACAGGAAATCCAGTGCCGGGCGGACATAATAGAGATTGACGAACGGCGTATTTTGCGTTGCGTAGTTCAGCCAGTCCGCCAGCTTCACCTGCTCATCCGAACTCACGGACGCGTCGCGGGCCTTGAGGATCAGATCCACCAGACCGGAGCCGGCGCCGACCGTAGGCCCAAGGAAGGTCTCCAGCGGGCCACCACCGAACCGGCTGACTCGGCTGAATAGGTAGTCGCCATAGATACCGGCTGCCCCGCCCTGAACGAATGCAGCGCCCCATGTGTGCGGGTCGGTCGGATCGCGCGGCGGCCAATAGCCTCTGGTGAAATCCTTCATGGTCATGGCGGCATAGCCAGCCATGGTGAGGCCCGCCAGCATCGTACCGATATGCGCTACCTGCTCCAGTCTCGCGCCTTGCCTGAAGCCGAAAGCCGCCCGCCCCATGGTGCGCTGCGCAAAGGCAATCGGGAAGCCCTTGAACTGCATTATGAAGCGAAGGCCCTCGCCTGCGATGGTGCCAGGACGAGTCCCCAATGTCGTAGTGCGCCGCGAGCGCGCATCGGTCTCGATTACGCCATACGAGGTCTCATCCGCGAAGAACCGGCGCAGCGACATTTCCAGATCATGACGGGCGGCATCGGCTGTCTTGCTCAGCCCGGCTACTGCTTCATCGGGCAGGTCGCGCATCCTTTCGGGCGTGACATAGACGTTCCCGTTGATCTCCCGGAACTGTGCCTTACGGATGGCTTCCCACTTCGGTTCGGTAATACCGTGGAGGCCAAGCACGTGGCGATAGTTCGCCGGCAGATCGGCAAAGGCAGTCTTGGCCCTCATGCCCATTTCTGCGGAGATCATGCGGCCCGCCGACGCGCGCTGGATATCAGTCCACCAGGACAGGCCGTTCCAGCGGAAGAATGTCTCCTGCATCTTGGACAGTTTGCCTACAGGGCCATCGACCGCAGCAGCCGGGGAAACGATGTGCCCGATCAGCCCGTCAAAGCCCTCCCCGAGCAGATAGGAAATCTCGGCCTGCTCATTCTTGGGCCGGCCATGCATGATGCCATTGATTTGGGCTACGAAGCCCTTGAGAAAGCCGGAGCCCCGGAATTGTGCGGCAAGCCCTGCCGTCACGGTATCGGACATGGATGACCAGATAGCGCCGCCGAGCTTCGCCATGGACTGGACCGCGCGGATGTCGGAGCCAACCTTTGCCATGGTGGCGTTGACCGGGCGGGAGATCAGGCCTGTCGAGATATCCAGCGCATCACGAAGCGCCCCAGCGTCGATGGTCAGGCCCTTCATCTGCTTGGCCTTCTCAGCCGGCGGAAGGTTCGGGTTGTCTTTGATCGCTCGTTTCAAGCCCTCGACAACGGACCCGTACATGACCTCCGGATTTGGCCCGAGCGCTTCCATGTTGGCTGCCATGCGGGAGGCCGAACGCAGGTGAGCGATGATGCCGGAAACGGTGTTGCCGTAGCCGAATTGATCGCGATAGGCCAATGCGGATTCCGCGTCCTTGAAATGCAGCACGCGCGATTTGCCGAGCGACTTCGCCAGATTGGCAGGAGAAACACGCTGCCCGATTTCGCGCGGCGTGGGCTTGTTCGGCAGACCGGTGACGAGCGTATCGTAAATGCCCGAGAGGGCTTCCTCGATATCCTTGGCCGAGGCTGCATCCGGAAAGGTGCGGGCCATGTCGAGTTTCGGAAGGATGGCGTTGATCCAGGCTTCCTTGCCGGCCGCGATCATCTTCATGTCGTCATGCGTCTGGGCGCCGGACCAGCCATCGAGCTTGCCAATGGAAGCCCCGAGTTTGTTCAAATCCGTGCGGCTCAATTCCGCATAGGTCGAGAAGACCTTGGCAAGATACTCCGCGTCCTTGTTGCCGGTGATGCCCGGCTTGCCGCCGTCCCTCAGTTCAGCCATTTCCCGCGCGATGTCGGCGTCAAGTACGCGATCACGTAATGCGTGGATGAGATGAGGTGCCTTGGCCTGAATCTCGGCAAACATATCGCCGATATAGCGGGCCTCGTAGGCGAGGTTGAGCGCGCCCACCGAACTGCGGCTGTTTTCAACACCCTTCGATGTTCCCTCCAGAACCGCGAGCAAAGCGCGCTTGGGTGTCAGGCCGGCAGCGAGGAAGCCCTGCAATGTTCTGTCCAGCCGATCGCGCACTAGGATATTCAACGCGGCGTGACGGCGCTGCATGGCCGCAGCAATTTTTGTGCGCTCCGCCTCACGCTCAGCAAAGGATTTCAGCTTGTCTCCGAGATTGGTGATGTCGCCAGAAGCCTGGAGGCTGGCCTTGTATTCGGCCATGCGCTGGAAGGCGGCTTCGATCTCCTCGCGGTTAAGCTGCTCGCCCGACGCCGCGTTGGCAGCGTTAAAGCAATCGACTCCCATCTTGTAGTGGATTTTCAAAGCACGCACCCCGCAACCGACTTGAGGGCTTCAGCGAAAGCGGCGCCGGTGTGATAATCGGCCTCAGCCTGAGCGAGCGTGACGGCATCGTCCGGTGTCAGGCGGCCCTCTGCGGCGAGCTGAGCCACTTCGGTTTCTTCTGGAAAAGCACCAGTCGCAGGATCGACGCTATGCTGGGCGGCGAGCGCCTTGGTGTCTTCTGGCTTGGAGATGGCCGCTTCGGCTTGCTTGCGCCCTTCTGGGACGGGCTCTGTTCTGGCCTTGGTGTTGTCGATGGCCGCCGAACGCGCTATATTGCCCTTTGCCGGCATACTCTGCCCGACTTCGGGAACGCCAATCGAACGGCCCCCGATAGTATCTCTCGTGAGGTCACCAGCCTGCGAGGCGGATTCGGGCAGGGGTGCCGGTCTTTTCTTTGACAATTCTGGCGCTATTGACCCGGGCTTTGGCTGATCGATATAGGCCGTCACCAAGTGTCTGCCCTGGTCCCCCATCATTGTATCGGCATAGACGACAGTTTTGCCATCACCGCGCTGTATGCGCCATTCGCGCCTCAAGCCATCCGGGCTCAGTGATGAGGGCTCGAACTCGCGCACGACCGTTGGTAGCGCGGTGATGTCTTCTTTGCGGACCTGCATGTCGGGCGAGACTTTCGCCGGATCGGCCTCTGCGCCGTGCCCCCATATGACCTTGACCAATCCCCATCCGCGTTTGGAGAATTCTAAGTCGTTGATGTCCTTGAAGGCACCGCGCGCAACGATAGTCCCCTCGATGTCATCCGGTGTGATCGCCACCAGCGGGTCGCGTACATCGCCAGTTGGGTTTGCTCGCACATCGTCATAAGCCCGCGATAGGCCGGCCACTTCTCCAGCTATGCGGGCAAGCGGCTCCGTCGCATTCGGCGACAGATTGACATCTTCTCCTCGGACAAGCGCGTCGATGCCCTCATTCAGGGCAATGCGGCTCTCCATGGTGGTTCGGAGCGTCGAGAGGCGCTGTTCTGCCTCTGCCATCCGACGCACGTCTATGCGCGCCCCTATGGCGCCGTGGATGGTGCCGAACGCCGAGCCGATCAAGCCCGCCGTGGCGATCTGCGAAATCAATGCCTGCCACGAAACGTCATCGCCGAGTTGGGCACGGGCATCAGCAGTGCCGATCCCGAACAGGGCGGTGTTCGCGGCAGCATCGAGACTGGCCGCCAATGCCTCGCCGCCAATCCTGCCAAAGCGCCCGATTGCGGCGGCTTTGACCAGCGGCCCGCCGACCGGGACATAATTGATCGGATCAAGCGCCTGACCCGCCATCGAGCCGAAAAAAGCAGCGACGGGCCGCTTCTGCGCGTAGAACTCGCGAACCTTCTTGGCATCATCCATCGCAGCCAATGCGGCGGCGCGCGTCTCCGTCATGCCGGGATCGTAGGGGATATCCTTGCGAAACGACGGCGAGGCTTTGTACTGGTCCTCCGTGAGTGCGCCTGCGTCCTGCCGGCGCTGTTCAAGCTGGGCCGGGGTATCGCCCCAGGTGCCCATGAGTGCATCCCGCATTCCGACATTCGGCGGGACATAGACATCGCCGGTCCCGACAACGGCATCACCGTTCGCGTCCGTGCCATCCTGGACCGGCGCCTCTTCCGGCAAGGCCCCGCGACGCAGAAGCGTGCCAAGGCCGAAGCTTTCCAGCGCGCCGCCCTTGCCTTCCTCGAACAGTGTCGAAGTCAGGCTGAGCGGCTGGCTCATTGCCGAGTCCAATAGGTCGAACTTGGACAGCCCGCTATAGGTCGGGCCGCTCATGGAATAGACGCTCACTGGCCCTGCCCCGTACGCATCTGATTGAGCCGCTGAGCGTCGGTGTCGCTCATCCCAAGATTGGTTATCGGCCCAGTCGGCGCGGGCGGGAGATTGCCGCTGATCCTGAAGATGATCGGGCTGCCGCTATCGTCCGAGACTGCCTTGTCGGTGTACGGATCGATGAACACATAGCCATCGCCGGAATTGCGGAAGAAGCCATTGGCGATGATGTTCGGAATGTGGTTCGCGGCGGCGGCCTGGATGATCGCTTTCGAGCCGTCCGATGCATTGGCGCTCGCCGGCACAGCCAAAGCCTGTTTCAGCGCCGCTTCGACTTCCGGCAGTTTTGCAGAGAGTTCGGTGATGACTGCGCCCCTGTCCTGATTGGTCGGGACAAGGATCTGCATATGGCCCTGGTTCACTACCTGCACATCGCCATAGAGGTCTTTCGAAACCCCGGCGATTGCCTGGTCCATCGTCTCGCCGTTGCGGAGGCGAAGGTTGACGGCATTGTTGATGAGCTTCGAATCCCGCTGGGCTCGGGTGTAGTTCTCTGCCGTACCGCTCGATAGCCCGTAATAGATGTCGCCGATCTGGCCCTGGTCCATGATCTGGGCCTGCACCGCCTGATCGATATCGGAAGTCTTGATGTCATTCGGGATTTTGCCGGCAAGTTTCGTCGGATCGACCATGGCTGCCTGAAACAGGCGCTCCGCCGCTCCACTATCGCCACGTGAAAGAGCTTCGAACGCGCCCTGCGTAATGTCAGGCAAGCCTTGCTCGACCATCTGGTTGAAGGCTGCCTGCCGCTGGGCAGGATCGTTCGTCGCCATGACGATGCTGGCAACGGCTCCGATGCGGTTTGCCTGTGGCTGCGTTTCGTCCTTGAAGGCCTTCACAGCCGTGTCCACGACCGGCTTTGGTATCGGCTTGACGTTGGCGATGCCGATCTGCTGTTGCGCCTTGATCGAAGCCGCCATCGCCTCCTGGTAATTGCCTACGTTCTGGGCATTGTTCCACTTGTCGTTGACATCGGGGAACGCCTGCCGAATGTAGGTTGCGGGATCGGCTTCACGCGCCTTGATCGTGGCTTCCTGAGCATCCTGAAGCGTCTTGTATCGAGCGGCCTGAAGCGCAGCATCGTCACCCGATGACGTGGGCTTGGCCGCATTGACCATCTGCTGGATATCGGCCGCAGACATCGTGCGCATGTCGAAAGCCTGCTTGTTGGTCTGCATCGAGGCAACGAACGCATCGTAGCGTGTCGCGCCTTCCTGCGGGCCGTAGGCATCGAAGAACTGCTGCTGCGTCGGGATGGTGCCAGTGTATTGCCCGGTGCTTAGGATGGCGGCGGGCGCATTCGTGGTGGCGACTTCGATATTGCCGCGCGTCTCTGCCGCTATCTGGTTGTTGCGGGTGTCAACCTCGTTGTCAATGGCGTAGCGCTGCTCGGGAGACAGCGCCTTGTACCAATCCGGGTTATCCCCGGCGCCGGCCTGGTGCATGGCCGTCGCCATCTTGGCATCGGCCCAATCCTTGACTTCGCCGGCTGTCTTCCCTGCCAGAATAGAGCGGTTGGCAGCGATGGCCTGCGGGCTAAAGATGGCGCTAACAGGGGTATCGGCAGGCGCTTTGGCAAGCTTCTCAGCAACACCATAGCCGCTGAAATGCGCAAGGTAGACTTCGCCCGGAGACGGATCGCGGCCAAGGTCGCGCCTCAGTCCCGCGATGTTGTCTGCCGTCAGGCGCGCGCCGGCATCGGCATTCGCTTCTGCGTCGAACTTGTTGCGCAGATGGTACTGCGCTGCCGTGCCGTCAACGAACTGAAACAGGCCGCCAGCCGATGATGTTCCGGCCTTGGCGTTCGGGTTCATGCCGCTTTCGATCTGCGCGATGCCAAGGGCGATTGCGGGCGGGACGCCATGCCTTGCAGCGGCAGCGGCTACAATTCCAGCGACGGGACCTTTCGGCTTGGAAATGATGGACGGGTCCTGATCAACCGCCAGCTTGCCACGGCTGAACTCGGCGTCCTCGATATATTGCTTGCGGCGCGCTTCTGCCTGGCTCGGGTCAAGAAGGCCAGACTTCTGCCCCTGATCGATAGCGCCGGCAATATCGGCCTTTGCCTTGGCTCTTACATCGGGCGGCGTGTTCGGATCGACATAGAGCCGGCGATTGGTTTCCAGCGCATCGTCAAAAGCGTTGGTCTCGGCCTGCCGCTGCATTGTGACGCCGTGGTCGTTGATGGCGTCGTTGACCCGCAGCGCGTCGGTCCCAGCACTTAGGGACCACCGCTCACGCATCTGCGGATCACGGATGAGGTTAGCGGCAGTCTTGACGACTTCGCCGGTCTGCGCGGGAGCGCGCTTGTTGTAGGTGGCGTAGTCGGGGTCGTGCGCAAATTCATTCTTGATGCCAAGAAAGCCCTTCTCTTTCTCAGCCTCTGCCCGCGCGATATCGACCACGTTCTCTTGCTGGCGACGCTCTGCGCCGATGTTTTGCAGGGAAGCGCCCGCGCTCTCCAGGCCGCGCCCGATACCGCTCGTATCGATGGTAGCGATCTGCCTACCCGAGCGGAGGTTTTCCGGCCCGCTCAAATCGAGGGCTGACGGGAGTTTAGCCATCAGCCGAACACACCGGACTTGCTGAGGCCGCCGGCCATCGAACCAAACCCTCCAATGACGGAACCAAGCAGGGAAGCATTACCAGACGCGCGCCTTGCCTTGGCGCTGTCCCTCAATCCGGCAGCGCGAGAATAGCCGCCATACATTGCCGTCTGCGCGTTGTATTCAGCCTCGCCCGCAGTCTGGCCCATGAGTTTCACGATGGTCGGCGCATCGGTGCCTGCCCCACCGCCTGAAGCAGCGGCGAGCGCCTGTGCCCTGGAATTGATGATGGCCCCTTCCCGGCGCTTGGCGATGGCGTCTCGCTGGCTTGCGGCTACCTCCTCCTTGGCCTTCTGGTCCATCTGCGCGGCTTCGAAATCAGCTGCGTTCTTCTCTGCCGCCCCGGCAGCAATCGAGCCCACGCCGGAAATGACGCTGCCGAGCGCCCCAAGTGTTGAGCCGACTGAGACTGTGCTGCCAGCCGCGGCAGCGGAACCGCCGAACAGTGCGCCGATCAATGGGAGAAATGACATACGTGGACCTCCTGCCCGTCTTTGATTTCGGACAGTTCAAAGCCGACAAGTTTCAAGAGTTTCGCGGACGACCGGTATTGCTGATCGCGCACGGCATAGATCGATGTTTCGCCAAGCTGAGCAGCCTTGCGCAGAAGCCGCTGCGCCATTCTCAGAACCGGCCTTGCATATTCAGGTTTTGGCTTCCCGATATGGAGCCACAGCCAGCATCGTTCCCCGCCCCATGCCAAACCACACGCGCCGACCAACTGGTCATCATCGATCCCCACGAAGGCGACGGCCGGCCAGTCGATTGTCACGTTGAGAGCAACGGCCACGCTATAGGGATCGACCGGATGGATGGTGAGCATCAGCCGTTGGTGGTGACCGATATAACCATGGAGATCAGCGTCATCGTGTTCGGGCTGGCGCACTCGACACAGACGCGGCTGTCAGTGTCCCATTCGCCAGGGAAGACAAACGCCTCTTCATCGTTCACATCGCTCAGGACGATGGCCGGGGCCGTGGCAAAACCCTTCATTGTCGGGAGCGGGAACAACGGCCTTTCGGCATTGTCGAACTGAGATCCATAGCGAACCCCCGCCCGAACGAAGTCGGTCATGATCAGGCCGACCTCATCGACCTTCTTCATCTGCAACATCGCTGTGCCGCCAGCGGCGCCATAGGCCAGCTTGGCCGACTTGTAGCGGGCGGTGTAGGGCAAGCCCGCTACCCAATTCGTGACGGCCGAGCCGACCGTGATATTGCCGCTACCGTCAACGGTATAGGTGTTCGGCACGGTGATGCCGTTGACTTCCGTCACCAGCGGTGTGCCATCGGCCCACACCACCACGCTTTCGCCAATCAGATGCGTACCGACAGCTACGGTTGCCGATGCCGGGGAATTGGTGCCGCTTTCGAAGGCATCCATCACCTTGCACAGGGTGGACGGCTTGACCTCGCTGTCCAATGCCATCTTCTCGATATAGCGAACCGTCGAACCATTCACGGTGCGGTTGACGACGAAATACACCCTGTCCTGGTCATCGGCCGGCAGAACGGCCACGCTTTCGAACAGGCCGTCCGTCTCAATCGGAATGAAAGCCAGGACTTCCTCTAACGGCTCGTAGACGACACACACGCAGGAACCGTCGTTGTTGACGATCCATATCCGCGTATCAGGACGCCTTTGAACCGAAACTGTCTTGATGCCCGACGTAAACAGGTCTGTCGCCAGCTTGCTCATCTGCGTGGCGTTGTAGTCGGAACTCTGCCCGTCGAAGGAGAGCTCGAACAACGCCTTGCCGGAACGATCGACAAACAGGCCCCTGGTATCCACTCGGGCCGGGTCCACCGAAGATGCTCCGGTGGAGGACGAATCCTTGATGGATAGATTGGTGGGTGTCAGCGGCTCATCGAAGGATGAGGACTTGACCGTGGAAACAGCTCCCTCCGTGCCCACAAGAAGCCGCTGGAGGGCAAGAAGCCATTGCGTGTCGTTCACACCACCGGTAGCGATGGAGCGCGAGATAGGCCCGCTATCGCCCTCTGTCGTGTCGTCAAAGTCTTCGAAGCCATCAGAGACGGAACCCCACAGACGATCCGATCCGGACAACCACAGCCTGCCCTCTGCGAACGAAACGGCGGACGGCCAAATCTGGGTTGCAGACCATTCGCATTCGCGCCAGTTGTCGGTCGGATTTGTCCCGTGCAGCGGGGTGAGGATTTCGACATCAACCGACGTGGCACTGTTGAAAGCCGTTACCCGGCAGATGCCTGAGCCCGCGCTGGCGCCATAGGTAATCGAGATGGTGGCGACGCCGGACGTGTATGTTCCTTCCTCAAACCCGATCCGGTAATAAATGACCGCGTTGTCGCTATCGTCGTCGTTTTTGGTCGAGCCGAGATTGGTGGTGATGTCGATGGTCGATGAGCCGTGCTGATAGGGATAGGGCTTGAAGCCCCTGTCGTCACCATCGAAAGACCGCTGCCACCGCAGCGTTCCCGACCATGTTCCGGTGATCGTGTAGGTCCATTGCCGATCATTCCAATCGGTGCTGGAGATGCCGGTGACCTTGAACGCATCCGTGAACTGCCCGGCACCCGCCAACTGCGTGGTGCAAGTGAAGCCTTCATGAAACAGCGAAAACAGCGTGCCGACATGATCGGCGCTGAAGAATGGCGCCGACGCCGTGAGCGTGCCATTGCCTTCCGTTGCGCTCGGGGTCAGCTTTACCGCCCGCGTGCGATCAAGCGTGAATGGTCCATTGTCCGGCTGATATTTGACGACGGACCAGGATCTTGTGGAGCGACGCTCAATGCGCTGCGGGCGATACCCGTCACAGGTGACGAACACCACGTCCGCCGATTGCGCAAAGCGCATCTTGAACAGATCGGCCTCAAGCCAGATCGTCGGCAACGTCATGACGCCGGCCCCCTCGATCGTGACGCTATCGACGCGCTTTAGCTGCTCTAGTTCGGATTGGAACAGTAGATAGAACGAGGCTCCCGTAGGGGTGAAGGCCAGGGAATGCGTGCCGGTCCTCAGCGTGGTTTCGTTGATGTATTCATCACCGCCAGATGTCGAGCCGACACGAAGCGTTACCGGGCCGCGCTCGACAACAATCCTCAAGGCATGTTCGGTGCCGATTTCGTTGACGGTGACGGTCTGAGATGCTGACGCCTTCGAACCGCGCGCTATGGCAGTGAGATTGAGATAGCCGCCAGAGACGGCACTGGTTGCGCCCGATGTTGCCGTGAGCGTCCAGCCTGTACCAGACGAGAAATCGCCGTTGGTGATGGCTGCGGTAACGGTGGGGCGAGTGACAAGAACATCCTCCACCTTGACCCGCAGGAGCTGATCGGTGAATTCCATCAGCGCAGCATCGGTGGCGCCGAACACGAACTCCTTCAGTCGGCATTTGTTATTGCCGTTGGTGGTTGAGATGTATTCGAGGCCGGCCCGCATGAAGGCCGGGCCGCTGGTGAGCGGCAGGAGATTGGTCTGCGTTTCCGCAGCCAGGCGCATCCGCTCCAGATCGACGCGCGGCAGGTGCTTCTTGTCCTGCACACCGGTCGAAAAGCTTTGCAGGTAGGTGTTGACGCGAGGCATCAGAGACCGCGAAGCGTCCCGGTGAGCGAGCCGCGCCGAATCCTCGCTCGCACCAGTCTGCCGGCCGGCGCATAGTCCACCCTGTCATCGACGGCATCGAGCGTCTTGGCTTCCGTCAGGAGGGTCTTTGACAGGTTGAACAGGTCGTTCCGCGTCCCCTTGTCGGACGAAAGCGGCAAGGCGCACTGGAATGCCATGTAGGCTGCGAAGGCTTGAGCGAAAGGCTCCCGCCATTTGCCGATGTTCCAGCCGTAGTCCGTATCGTTCGAGATATAGCGGATATAGAGCGTGTCGTTGTTGGCGTACCAGTAATCCGTCTCGTCAACGAAATCCTCGAACCCTTGCGTGAACGTGGGGTCGATGGACAGGGAGACGGTGCGGACCCAATCCGTGGGCTTGGAGAACGCATACTGATAGCCGAAGAGAGGTTCAACGTCTTCGTCGCGTTGGAATTCGGAGGACCGGATAGCAAAGTTCCACAGGCCCTTGGCGAGCATGTATTCGCCCGCCTCCTGCCAGACATCATCCAGCGCATAACGGGCGGGGCTGACCTCTGTAAGGCTTGCCACACCGGCCGCATTGCCGAGATAGCGCAGCGCGGCCTTGTAGATGCTAAGTTTGGAAGCCATCTTTATTGAACTCCCGACATGTCGAACTCTCGCAGGTCAGCCATGAACCAGCGCTTGTCCGGCAACTCGCCGATGGCGAATACCGCCAGCGTCAGGTCATCAGTTTCGAACCCGTCGCCATCGAGCCAAACGCTCACCCTGCAAATCTCGTTCGCATCAGTGATGGCAACACCCGTGCATCGGCTTATGGCGCCGATGGTCACGCCACCAGACCCGACGCCTTGCGCGAGTGAGCGACGGCGATGGCGGTAGCTTCCTCGCGCGATTTGTGATCCTTGCTGATGATCATATGCGGGTCGGACGTCATCACTCGCCAGCCCTGTTTGGGCGCGAAGTTGACGATGTAGCCGGCGGGAAGGTCGATCTCGCTCTCATCGGCAGCCTCTTCCTGTTCGCGGACCCAGACACGCAATGGGCGAACCATCACCATGCCGATGCCCTTGCCGATGACGCGTACCTGCATGTCGAGACCCCCGTCCGTGGACAGGATGTCGATCAGGTCATCAGGCCGCAGGACGTTGGTGTGGTGAGCCCAGAACGCGGGCTTCAGGATATCCTCCAGCGTGATCTCTGGCCCGACCTTCACTTGATGGTAGGTGCGCAGATAATCCGCGCCATTGGCGCGCAATGCCGTGGGATGAAGAACTTTCGTCATGATCTGCCTCATGGTTGTGGAGCGGTTCGGGGGCCAGCAAAAGCCAGCCCCCTCGACCGCGTGTGGAGGCAACACCGCAGCCGAAGCCGCGAGGTTGCGGATCAGGTGATCGCGGTCGGAGCCGCCACGGTAGCAGCCGCGCCGGAGACCGACGCAACCTGATAGCGCTTGTACTTGGCGGTGCCGGTGTTGATGGCGTCCACCAGGTCGCCGACGCGCATGCCCTTCGTAACGCCGTCCGAGAACCAGGAGGCACCAACGATGGTGGCGTCCGAGTCCGCAGCGGAATTGAAGTACATGAACACGCGCGGCATGGCGCCGCCGGTCGGGTTGATGACCATAGCGAGATTGTCAGGAACGTATGCCATTTGCTCGTCTCCTTACGTAGCAACGAACGCCGAGCCATCGTGAGTGATTTTCACGATGCCGTTGTTCTGGAGAATCTTTGCTCCGTGGTAGACGCTGGCGCGAGACCAGGACACGTCCTGCTTAGCGTCGTAGTCGGCGGCGATCTTCTCCTCGCCCACGTTGATCGCATAGCCGATGGCGTTGCGATGGAACATGTAGCAGAGTTCCGAAGACGTACCGAGACCGGACACGCGGCTGGAGACGATCCAGTTGATGCCAGCCCAGCGGAACATCTTGCGCGCCGGGCCACCGAACGGCTTCATTTCCACGTAATCGCCGGAGGCGAATTCGGTGGTCTGAAGCAGATAGCCACGGAAGGCGGGGGTGATGACGCAGAACATGTTGTTCTCGTCCTCAACGTCCACGTCGTTGTTGCCGAGAATGGCCTGCGCGCCGAGCACCATCTGCAACGACGCGGTTTGCGCCGAAGACGGATAGTCTTGGGTAGCGTTGGCGAGCTCGGCAAGCAGGGTGAGGTCGATGTCGCGGTTGATGACAGCGATGGACTCGTTGCGCATCACCTTGATCTGATCGCCCTGCGAGGCGAAGACGTTGAAGCCCGTCAGTTCGTACGGAGCATGCTTTTCGACCAGCGTCGCGGTAAGCTGCGAATTGGTCGGGTTGCCATAGGGGATTTGGCCGTTCGTGCCGCGGGTGACAGCGGTATCGCTGGCGGAGCCCGAGACAAGGAACGTCGCCTGATTGCCAGACAAGACGGTTTCCTTCGTCGTGGTGAGCTTGAGCAGGCTCATCTTCTGCTCAAACGCCGGGACGAAATCCTTCTTGTACTGGACCATTGCGGCTTCAATAGCCATGGTTCAGTCCTTTCAAGGTTTTCGATTGGGGGTTTGGGCCGCTCGTCATGAAGGGAAGCCGCAGGCGTTCCGGGGCCTTTCGGGGAAGCCGGTATCCTTCGGGGCAACATGCTCGAATTGGCAGAAGAACCTGTCGGCGGGGCCTTTCGGGGAAGCCGCGTTCAGGGGTAGATGACCGGCTTAGGCCGGTGTTCGGATCAGCGCTTGCCTCGCGCCAAGTCTTTTTCTATGAGACCTCTCAATTCCTTATCAAGGCCTTCATTCTCATACCGCTCGAAGTCGGTATCGCGTATCTTTTCGATTTCCTCGCGGCGCATGTTGTGCTTGCGCTCGCCGTCGCTGGTGGAGAAGGCCAGGTCGCCGAACTTCTGGCGCGCCATGTCCGACGCCCATGTGATGAATGCCGGGTCGCTCCCGAGCAACTTGCCATTGGGCATGCGCGCTTCCGCCCAATCGGCGCCGATGCCGGGGATGCCCTCTATCCAGCGCTTGGCCATCGTCATGTTGGCCTTGTATTCACCGTGCGCCCAATCCTTGCGAAGGGCATCTTCAGCATCTTCGAGGGCCTGTTTGTCGGCCTCCGTCTGCTTGGCCTGGGCTGCCTCAGCCATTTCGACGTACCATTCCGATGCGATGTTCACGACATCGGGCCGGGCGCCCTTCTTGTGGGCGAACTCCGTGAAACTGGAGAGGATCGGCTTGTCCTCGTCCACGATGCGTTTCGTCACGCTCTCGGGCAGTTTGTAGCCGGTCGGATCGTCGGGGATGCCTTCGGCCTTGCGCCATTCGGCGAGAGCCTTTTCATCCTTGGGATCCGGCATCGCCGCCGCTGGCTTGCCAGCCCTGAGCGCTTTCTTGGTTTCGTCCAGCGCCTTGAGAATGCCGCCAATCGAACCATAGCGCTTGGCGAGCTTCAGGAGGTCATCATCCTTGCCGGCCGCCATCTCGCGCCAATTGTCTGGAAGCGCTGGCTCCTTGCTCTTTTCGACGGGAGGATTCGCCTTCTCCCATTCGGCGAGAGCCTTGGCATTGTCCTCATCCGACTTCTTCGGATCGGCGATGAACTCCTTCGGCGCCTCTGCCTCAACCGGCGCTTTGGGCGGCTCAACCGGCGGAACCGGAGGGATTGCGAGCGGCGTTTCGGGTGGTGGTGCCGGCGGCTCAACCGGCGGCTGTACGGCCTCTGTCATTCCTTTGCCTCTTGCCTCTTGCCTCGAACTGGTTTGGTCTCAAGCGCCTTGAGCGTTTCCGGCCTCGTCATCTTGACGATCTGCGCGCCGACGAAACGACGGCCCTCGTGGAAATCGGTTGCCCTGCGGCCATCCTCGCCGCCTGCCCGGTAGCTCAGGTCGTAGTAGTTGCAGACCTCGCTGATGATCCAGTCAGCGGCCATGATCTGCTGGCCTTCGTTGGCCTTGCCGTCGAGGAAGGCGCGGACGGCCATCAGAATGTCTTTGTCGTATGGAGCGGGGGCGTGAGCTTCCATTACCAGCCAAGCGCCATTGCGATAGCCGCGCAGACTGCAATGTAGGTAAGCACCATCGCCAGGACGGCGCCGCCAATGAAAGCGGCAATGACAAGCATGGCAATAAGCGTTGCCGACATAGATTGCCTCGCTATCCGCAGTTGGTGATATTCGGTGGGCCGCACCGGAAAATGCTCCAGACGCGGGTCTATCTTCCATCTGGCAAACCGGAAGCGGCGCATTGCCCTCCGCCAGCCGGCATCTCTGTTCCCGGCAACCGGCAGAGAACTCACGTCCCACGGATTGAGCCAGAGCCTGTTTCTGTTTTGGTCATACCACCAGAAAACGAACTGGCATTCGCTTCGAAGCGTGCCGGTTCTGGACCGCTGATTATGGTGCGGGCCAAAGAGCCAAACGCCGGTCGTATCGTACTTGTAGCTATACCCGATTTCGAACGCGAACCACCGGCAGGTGTACCTAATCATCGCCGGGCGCCCCGCTCGTTGGCGTTGACCAGTTTCACAATCGCCAGCGATGTTTCACGTGACATATCCGGGGCGCGTGTCGCGCAGCTCGCCAATTGCACCGCCATCAGGACGACGAGGAACCTCACGCAGCCACTCGCGGCTGCTGGATCATGCCCGCCTGCTGAAGGGCCAAGGAAGCGTCGGCGACGTTCTTGCCCACCACGGCCCCGCCCTGAAGCGCGGCAGCGGCCTGCGTAAGCCCGTCAACTGTGCTCTGCTGGTCCTCAGCACCCTGCTGCGTCTCTTCGTCGTTGAACCAGTCGGCCGGTGCCTGTGTGCCGCGCACGGCGTCCTTGGTGGCTTTCTTCCAGTCGATGAGAGTGGCCACCGACTTGTCGATCTCCGCGCCGCCGGCAACGATCTGGAGCGATTCCTGAAAGGCCTGGACGTTCTGCCGGCCCTCTGCTGTGTTCAGCGGGCCTTCGAACGTGAAGGTGATCTCCCGATCGCCCAAGGCCCTGGGCATGTCCTCGATGTTGAAGGCGTTGTTTCGCACCGCCATCTGGAACCCGATGTCCAGCAGCGGCAGGTGGTATTCGCTCTCGATAGGGCCGGTGAACGGCAGGATGGCGCGGCGGTATTCCTCAAGCCTGACCTGCGTCTCGAATGCTGTCTTCTGCTGTGGCGGCAGCATGATCTTGTTGAGCAGAAAGGCTTCCGCAATGAGATTGCGAACGTCCTGCTTCATTTCCATCCCGAAGCTCAAGCCGCTTGATGGCTGTTCCGTAAAGATGGCATCCTGGATCTTCTGATCGGCTTCGAGGTCAACATAGGTCATGCCGCCGGCATAGCGGTTCACGGCATCGCGGAAGATTTCTCCCCTTGCGAACATCGGAGCATCGACAGCCTTCTCGCCCTGCTCCAGAAGGATACGGGCAAGAGCCTGAAGCATCCTGCCATCGGGAAGCGAATTGATCGTGGCCGGGCTGAAACCCTGCGGGAAGCTCGATACCGTGCGCCAGCGCGGGATGACGTAGTTGAAGACCGGAAGCGGCCCCTCACCCAGGATGATCTCATGATCCACATCGATGTAGAGCGAGCAGAACGGGCTATCCTTGTACTGGCGCCGCTTGGCCTTGTCGTCGCCGTAAATCTCCTCGAACGGTAAGACGATATGGCGGACCTTGAATTCCTTGGCCGGGTCTTTCTCTGCTGCCAGGATGATGTCCTGGTGCAGGTTCTTGGCCCAAGCCTTGCGCATCTTCATGTTGCGCGCGGTCATCGGCATGTTACGCTGGTTGTGGTCGATCTTGCCGACCGCATTCACCATCCAGGCGCATTCCTTCGGATGCCATGTGCGGAACAGGAAATGCGTGCGATCCGGGCTTTCCTCGACCGAGAGAACGGGATTCCCGAACGCCACCCAATCGTGATCGGCTTCATTGGTGGCGCGGACGAAATTGGCCCTGCGATCATAGACCAGCCGGCGGAAATGATTGGTGGCGTACTCCAGCCACCGCGCATTCGCAGGGTCTTCGTCAACCTCATCGAGGCCGGTCTTGACCTCGAACCAGTCTCCTTGACGAAGCAGCGCGCCTATGGTGTTGCCGAGCGTTTCCCGAGCTTGGACCGGATAGGAGTCCATCAGGTCCGTGCCGAAGTCATCCCCGAGCGAGAATGTCTGCGTAAAATCAGACCGCATCGGATAGAACTGTTCAGCAATCTCCTGGTTGAGCGAGTTCCATTGCTCCTTTTGCGCAAAGAGCCTGTCGCCGATGCTGACCAGTTCCTTGGCGCGAGAGTCCATTTAGCCGGCCTGGCCCAGAAGGCTGTTGGAATAGCTCGTCGTGCCGGCATCGCCCGTGCGGCGAGACAGCATCGTGGAGGCACGGCCCGAGCGCGAGGCGATCTGCTGGCGCTGGCGAAGATCGGCCGCCCTCGCCTGCGCATCGTCGGGAACTGGCATCGGCGTGGGATCGGCCTGCTTTTGTTTCTTGCCAAAGAGAAAGCTCATCATGCTCTCCGTTTCTTCATGTTCGAATAGCCGATGTTGACAACCGGGCCACGATGGCCGCCGATGCCTGGCTCAGGCTTTGTCATTGCGGGGAATAGCGACGCCAGCCCCCAGATCATCGCGTCTGCCCTGTCAGGGGAGCGGGAGCCCACATAACCCGCCGTGGTCATGGCGCAGAGCTGGTCTTCCAGTTCAGGAAACAGCCCGACGAGCGAAACCTTCTGTTGCTCGAACAGGGCCGCGATGGGCTCCGCTCTCACAACCTTGCCGCGGCTGGCCTTCACCGCCCTGTAGGATACCGATATGCCCTGTCTTGCCCCGGCAGAACGAACAATCTCAGCCACCATCGCGCCGCCGAAATTCTCTTCGGCTACGATGGCGTCGGCTTCATGCCGCTGGTATGCCGAGACAGCCGCATCCCCCCACAGCGCGGGCGCCATCCGGCCCGACAGGTCTTCCAGGATGTACCCTCTTCCGTCCCTACCGAGCCCACAAACGACGATGCCCACCTCATCGGAACGCTTGTCTTCTTCGCCGGCAACGCCGGAGGGGTCGACCGCAACCACAATGCGCGCCATTTCGGGTATCTTGCCGTCCACGACGCGCTGTTGGTCTAGAAGCTCCAGCGTCCACAGCGCCGAATCCGACATGTCGGCGAACTGCCCGAGCCAGAAGCGGCGCCTCATGGCTTCCGACATGCCCTGAAGCTCCTCCAGATACGAGGCCGGGAGATTGGCCTCGTTGTCCTTCGGGTTCATGGTGATGGCGGCATAGTTCGCGGGGTTCGCCAGCGGCGTCCGGCGGTCCGGATCTTTCTTTTCAACGAAAAGCTTGTAGGTCCAATGCGCCATTCCAGGCGGGTTGCAATCGTAGTAGGCTTTCAGCCTGAGCGGTGTCTTTTGGGCCAGACGGGTGATCGCCATGTTGCGGGAGGCATAGGGTATTTGCGAGCACTCGTTGAGATAGAGCGTCGCGTACTCCTGCCCTAGAATCTTTTCGGTGCGCTCCTTGTCGTCCAGCCCGCCAAACCAGATTTCAGAGCCGTTCGGCAGCGTCAGATACCAGTCGGATTTGTCAAGCTTGCAATTGGCCGCGACACCGGGAAAGCACCGCTCCATCACTGTGGGCAGCGTGTCGAGAATGATCGAAGCTTTGATGTGGTTGAACCGGTAGCGAAGCATCGCGTGCCGGCTTTTATGGGCCAGAGCCCGGATAATCACAGCGCGGACAAACCCGAATGTCTTCCCCGAGCGTGAGCCGCCATACGCCATGATGTGCGTGGCATCGGAGGCCAGAAGATCAATCTGCGCCTGTTGCTTCTTATGAAGCTTGAACGGCTCATTGGGGCGAGAGACGCTGCCCAAGATTTCCGTCCACTCACCAATGTCGGTCAAAGGATAGCCGCGTCCTTGGTGCCTATGACTACCTGGATCGGTCCGCCATCAGGGCCGGTATGTTCCTGCTTGTCGCGCCAGTCCGCAGGGCGGCGGTTCTTCAGCCAGAAGATGGCTGCAGTCGTGTCCGGCGCAACATGCTCGCGAACAGGGGCTCGGATAATCTCGCCCTGGTGCTGGAATATCTTCTCGCTTTCGAACGTGTAGCCGACCGCCTTATGGTAAAGACTGCTCACCACGCGCTCGTCGGCTTTTTCCTTTCCGGCGTTTAAGGCCTGACAAAATTCCTCATGCGCATGCTTCCATCGATAGATGGTTCGTACATCGACGCCGAAGAAATCAGCAACTTCAATGTCGGTCGCCCCCAGTGAGGCAAGCTTTTCGGCCTGCCCCACATAAGATGGATCAAAGTCGGTTGGCCTTCCTGCGGTCAATCCTCTTCCTCCCCTAGCAATTCCTCAACCCACCGGATGAGTTGCGTCATTGCGTTGGATTGGGAATAGGTGGTTTCATGTCCGTCGAAGTCTTCCTTGTCCAAGAGCCCGCATTCGTTGCGGTTCAGGAGAAGAAAGCATCTGAGGAGTTCACGTTCTTTCGACAAAGCTTGTTGCCTCCAAGCTGGGTCATTATGCGTTGGTGACGGTGCCACCGCCGATGACGCGGCCATTCGGAAGCCGGACGGCTAGATACCCGGCAGCGGTGCCTGTATCCAGATAGCTACCAGCCCACGCACCTGACGTGCTGGTGATGCAGGCGAACAGCTTCTTGGCGACGACTGCGAGTAGCTTGCCGGTTGCACCCTGTTGGACACCGGTCGAGCCGCCAGCCGCAACGAAGTCGGTCATTGCCGAACTGGAGTACATGACGATTTCGAAGTTCTCCGCATAGTCGATGGGGTTGCCCTGAGCATCCTTCAGCGTGATCGTGATGTCGCGGGTATCGCCGGTCGTGGCGCCTTCCGCACTGATCAGGATGGCGGCGTCAACTGCCGGCTGGGAGATGTTGATACCCTGGGCGACGAGCTGGCCGTAAGCGCCGATACCGAGGCGGCGGCCGAAGATGGATTTCAGAGTGCGAGGCTGGGTGGTCATGTCTGCGTTCCTTTATTGTTGCTGGTTGCTTGCATGGAAAAGCCCGCCGAAGCGGGCCTTGGTGGAAACTCGTGTACGCTTTGATTGCTAGCCGTCGAGGCCAGTCTGGATTCCCCATTTGATGGCGCTGACGTGCGAAGTAACATTCCAACGCAGCATTACCGGCGCGGGAGCCTCCCACACCTTGAAGTAGTCCGCCGTGATTGCCGTGGCGTCGGGATGCTTCAGCCAGGTTGTGCCGTCCGCCTCAAGGACTTCGAGATCCACAGAGCCTGACCCAAAGTCGAGATAAAGATTGAAGCTTCGCGCTGGCCCCACCGCGCCTAGCGCGCCTGTGCCGCTTGTCGTGCCGCTTGCCATGGTTCTATCTTCCTTTTAAGGGGAGGTTGCCGGGAGAGTGGCGCGCTAAACGGCGACGGATATCTCAAGTGGCGCCAAGTCATCGCCCCGATCATCGAGCGCGTAGCAGGTGCGCAATCGTCTTAAGCCCACCCTTGAGCCTGCATCGCAGCAAACATCGCATCCTCCAGGATTTGCTCCCCGGTCGCGTTGAGATGCGCGTTGCTCACTGCCACGTGCCAAGCCAAGTCGTCGCCCTGCGTGTAGGTGCCGGCGACGATCAGCGCACGCATATAGGCATATAGATCGACGTAGACCGCACCAAGCGCCGAGGCGGCTGCCTGTTCGGCTGCTCTGACGGGGGCCGCGTTGACGTTCGGGACCGTGGTCGTATCTCCAAGGCCGCTGGCGAAGTTGTAGTAATGCAGGCCTGGGATGAGGATGCGATTGCAGCCGAGAGCCTGAATGGCCTGTCCAACCTTGACGAGATTGTCGGTGGTGCGGAGGGCTACAGCCTGTCCTGTCGAGGGCGTAAAGCCAAGCGGTGCGGTTACTGTGATGCGGTCTGTCGCGACAGAAAGAACCTCTGCGTTTACCCCATTGACCGTGATCAAGGCACCAGGGCTGTACCTCGCCCCAAAAGTGCTCGCGACAGTGAAGGCTGTTGTCGTCGGCGCGGGAGAGGCCTGCACCGTAGTCGCACCACTGTTGTCGTTGGTGCCACCGTAGATGACGGCTACATCAGGCTTGCCGGGGGCGGTGATGGCAGCAAGGCGACCCACCATGTTGCCTGTGGTGTTCCCGCTAACACCGAAATTGAGGGCGATCTTCTTGTCACCCAGCGCGGCAGCAATGCGCCTTGGATAGAACTGCGCTTCCGTCACCCCGTAGTCGATGTTGTAGGTGTGGCTGTCGCCGACTGCAGTGAGAAAGCCTGTGATGCCGAACTTGGAGCGCAGCCAGTTGTTTACCGCAACCACTTCGGCATCGGTAAATGACCGAGTAACGGCTATGGACCCGTAGTAGCGTCCGCCCGCGTAGTTTCCGGTGGTAGTCCTGACCAGAGCCCCAATGGCAAACACATTGAGCATACCAAGGCTGGTAATGCTTCCCGAGCCGGTGTTGACCGTCAAGTCTCTGTAGACGGTTGGGCCGGCTGAACGGGCGATATAAACATGAGGGTCGGCAGGCACACCCTGCGATGTAGAAACCGCGTCGGCGTTGCCCACCCCGCCCATGCAGATGAACTCGCCCATCCCGACTGTGTTCTGAAGTCGAAGCCCACCCCAATTCGCAGAATTTGTGGTATCTCCGAGGCCTATCAGGAATTCGTTCGCTGCTGGCGTGGTTAGCGTGTTGAACGCGGCGGCTAGACCAAGTGCTGTCCCTGACCATCCAGAAATTGCGGCAGAAAAGACTGTTGCGCCATCGGCTGTGAGATAGTACCCGCCGAGCGCATCCTGTGCCAACACCCATCCCGTCGAATTGGTGATGTTGACGCCGTTCCCCGACTTGTCGTTGATGCGCTTGACTGTCTGCCCAACTGCGGTGACAGCCGACGTACCGCCCGTGTCCTGAAACAGTGAGGAGAAATCGGACGGGTCGTGCCATGCACCCTTTTCGCCGTTCGCAAACAGGGTGGATGGCGAGAAACCACTTCCCCACTTCCCCATCAGAGGACTGTATATCGGCGAGCGTATTGAACTGTGGATCGGAGAGCGGATTAGCGTCATCCGAATTCCTCGAGGTCATCGGCTTCCTGATCCAGAATGGCGATCACCTCCTGCCGGCTCATGTGGGTGAGCATCAGGGATATCGCGCATTCGAGATAGGTAATGGACTGGCGGCGGGAGAAGTCGACCGTGGCCGCTTCTGCCTGGCTTTCGATACGGCGGGTGTCTTCGGCCATGCTGACACCTCAAACGCAAAACGCCCCGCTGTCGGGCGAGGCGCTGGTGACGAATTTGGGGAATGGCAGGCTTATACGCTTCGTGGTTTCCACTTTCAAGCGTTTTTTGAAACAAGAACCTTATTTTCAATTTTCTCGGGGCCAAAGTAGAGGGTGGCGAGATGGTCAAGGCCGATGGTGAGGAGCTTGGCCAAGGCAGGGCGCGGGTCTTTTGTGCGCTCGGCAACCTCTCTGATCGACATGCGCTGGCCGCACACGCACTCAACCACCATTACGATCTCGTGGTGGCCGATCGCGGCTCTGGCCTTCCCCATCGCGGCGAACGCATCCAGGATGTGAGCCGGCGCACCCCGCGGCATACCGCTACTGTCTACGCGCTCGTCCATTGAAGCGGGCTTGATCCCCGATGTTGCGGCCACCTCATAGTCCGACCGGAAGCGAAGGCCAGCATTGCGCTGGCGAGCTGAAAGACCGGTAATCGTCTTCAAAGGGTCGGCCGTCTTCAGGCGGATGATGCCGGTGATCGGCGTCTCGACATACTCCCGACGGCTTTCCGCTGTGATCTGTGGCACGCGCTCTCGGCCATAGCCATCGAGAGCAAGCGGGAAGTCGTGCTTGCGGCGGATGCGTATCTGCTCCTTCTCGGCAGCGAGGATCGGAGGCGGCTCTGGTTTCTTCTTTCGCTTTGCCATCTATTGCCCTCGCTTCCGTGCGTCATCGTGCATGGTTCGAATTCCCTGCGCCGCGAACGAGCCGCGCGTTGGACTGAACTCGTTCAGGACGTTTTCAACCAAATGGCGAATTTGCTTTGGCTTCTCCACACCGCAGTCGAGGAATGCTCGGACGACCGTGTACCCATATTCATGGACCAACTCGCGTAATTCAGGGGACATGCGGTCAATCTGAGCCATCCTGTTCGACCTCCTCGTCGCGGCGGCCAGGTCCAATGAATCGCGAACCATCAAGCAAGTCCTCGCTTCTTGAGCGCGTTCCTGACTGATGCGGAATCGCGATTGAACATTCGGCCGAGCGCCGGAAAGGAGATGTTCGGCCGGGCCTTCTTGACCGCGGCAATGGCATCGAACCGAGCGGCGAGGACGCGATCGGCCAGGGTCTTGCCCATGATGTCGGCGACGGCGACGCCATGCTGCCTGGCTATGCTTTCGATGAGCAGTTGCATTTCAGTCTTGGGGATGACCAAGCGAACGATATTGCTGCCCCGTGGTGCGGTTTCCGATGCCGGCGCTGGAATTGTTGGCGGGAGCGCTTCAATGCGCTGTGCGGCCCGCTGCCTGGCGCCTGCCATCGTCTTTGTGGATACGGCGAAGAACATTACGCTGCACTCCTACGCTTGATCTCACGGTCGAGATACCAGGCCGCCTTCTTCAGATCCTCAATGGCGTCGGCCTTCAGGTCGGCCCGCCATATGTATTTGATCGCGTTGCCGAGATTGAAGCCCATGTGCTCGACTACGGTGATGCACTCCACGCCCGACGGATGAGCATTGTAATGCTTAGGGTGATTGACAGGATCGCTCATGCCCTCCTCCGTTCCACAACCACGGTCCTGCCTTTGACGCGCTCGACCGCGACCTTGTTGCCGTGGAAGTCGCGGACGCCGAAGACTTTGAGCCTTTCGGCCGCTGCCTGCTCAGCCTTGCTCATCTTCCACTTCTGCATCTCGGTCAGTTCGATCTCTGCGGCGACCTGCTCTGCCTCGATGTCGGTATTCAGGATGGCGCGCATGTATTCCATGGCGGCGGCTTTGGCCTCGGCTTCGGTTTCGAAGTAGCGAGGACCATCAGGATACGGGACGAGCTTTTCACGCTCGCCGACGAACCGCTTGATCGATGGCCGCCAACCGTTCTTGGTCGGCACGGCACGATAGTCGGGGAGGAAATCGCCGGTCAAAGCAAAGCCTCCTGCCGCGCCGGCGCAGTCGGATTCCGCCACTTATCGAAATCGGCCTCAATCTGTGGATAGTTGACCGGATGCTGCGCCTTGAAGTCAGGGAGATATGGCCCCTCGATCCAGCCACCGGCGCCGTTCTGGACGATCCATTTGCCTTGCGTCCAGCGCGACATCGATATCTTGAAGAACGCGAAGTCCTGACGGGTGACATAGCCGCGGCGCGCTAGGGTGATCACGATCTTGATGGCGCGGACTTTCCAGTCGGTCAGCGCCACCGGGGCGCTGTGACCGGCACCGACGTCAGGCACCCAATCCGGTAGCATGATCCGCTTCGCCGGACAGCGCTCATACCATTGATTGCTCCAGTAGCCGTCGTCCGGTTTCGGCAATGATGGACTGAAATCGTGTCCGGCTCGCCATTTTGATGGCGCAAACATTCGGATCACGGTGACCCCGATCAGGGGGCAGACAGCGGCCATGTCCATGCTGACCCCTTCGGGGATCAGGACAGCGCGGCAGTCCGGCCCTTCGCTGTCGACATAGTGATAGCTGGCATATTCTGCGGCCTGGCAAATCACCTTGGCGTTGAGCTTCAGCTTTGCCTCGACGCCGACCTGGAAGCCGTCAGCTTTGCGAACCAGCAGGATATCGAAGCCGCCCGTTTCCGGGTATGCGGTCCACTCCTTCGGCAGCGCCGCGATGAACGCCGCGCAGAGATCAGCTTCTTTCTCGAATTTGGGAGCGTCGGACTTCATGCCGCACCTCCCTCAAGAGCATGCAGAGCTCGCCGAACCTCATCAGCTTTGCGGATTGTCTCGCGCGACAACAGACCGCCGTTGCCGCCCATCCATTTGCCGCCGATCAGCGCGCCGTTGTCGTCGAAGTTGATGGAATCGACGAGTTCCTTGGCCGCCGTCTTCAGTCGTTCGACGTCGCTCATGCCTTCGTCCCGTTCCTGATCTTGGCGATGGTCTCGATGGTCGAGAATCTGAACCGGCACTGGTTGCATTCCTTCCGCCGGCGGATGCCGCCGCGCGTCGGACGGGTATCGACAGTGAGCAGCTTGCGCTTGCCGCAGGATGGGCAGTGGAGGCCGGTGAAAAGCTTACTCATTCCCCGAAAAACCCCTCGAACGATTCCGGCTGCTCCTCGGCGAGCGAACCAAACATGGTGAACTCGGCTTCGAATTTGATCTCGGGCGACCGGCCGGGTTCACCGCGGCGCCGCTTGTGGTTGATGATCTGGGCGCGGCCGCGCGATCGCTCATATTTCTGGATGAGCTCGTCGCGCTTCTCCTGCTTCATGGTCTGCGGGATCAGTTCCTTGTAAAGCGGCTCTGGCCGGTAGAGTGAAAACCAGACGTCAAGGTTCTGCTTCACACCGGAGCCGCCATAGGCATCGCCCATCATTGGCCGGATGTTGCCGCCGGTCTGCCAGCGCTTTTTCCAGTCGTCATTGCGCTGGATAAGGATCACGATCGCCACGTTGAGCGACTTCGCCAGCGCCTTGAGCCCGCGATAGAGCGCGTTCACCCGATCGGCGAAGATATCCTTCGGATTCGGCAGGCTGATCATCTTGGCGTGGTCGATCATGATCAGGTCGAGCCCCTGGCTCTTGACCATCGCCTCGGCCTTCACGCGGATATCGGATAGCGTGCACTCGCCGAAACCGACGATGTAGAAAGGCAGATCGGCGGATGCGACCATTTCCTTCTCGAGGTCGGCACCTTCCTTGGTGTTCAGCGTGTAGGCATCGATCCGGCCGAGCGAGATGTGCGCCTGTTGTGCGGCAGCCTGAAGCGCTGCCTCTTCATCTGTTATCTCGATCGAGAAGAACGCGCTCTTGAAGCCCTTGGAGGCAGCGAAACGGCATTGCTGGAGGCTGAAGCTGGTCTTGCCACCACCCGAGTCCGACATCAACCCGACCAGGTTGCCGCGGCGGATATCGCCGAGCGCCGACGTGATTTCCGGCAGGAACCACGGAATGCGGGACGAGACGTCGCCGCTTGACTTGGCGGCCTTGGTCACGGCGTTCGGCAGGATCACGCCATACTGGACCGACGCGGCGCGCTCGTTGCCTTCCCTGGCGATGCGCGCCAGATCATCGGCCGTGTTGCCGATGATCTTCTCCGGCGTCATGTCGACGGGCATGTTACGCGCTAGCGCGATCAAATCCTCGCCGGCAGCAATCAGCTGGTGCCTGCTCCACATCTCGAGGACGCCGCGGCCGTAGTCATAGGCTCCTGATGTCGTGACCGCTTCGGAGAACAATCCGATCACATACTGGTTCAGCGTCTTCTGCCCGACCATGACACCGGCCGGCAGATATGGCTTGATCGTGATCGGATTGACCGCCCTGCCCTCCGCGATCATCGTCCCCATGACCTCGTACAGGTCGCCGTGGAGCTTTTCGTGGAAATGCTGAGGCTTGAGGAAGCCGGCAACGCGCCAATAGGCGTCCGCGGTGTGGAGGATGGCGCCTAGAAGCGCCTGCTCGCACTCCACCACATCGGGCAACGGTTCCTTGAAATCGCGCTGGTGAGCGTTCATGCGGCCTTTTCCCTCGTCATCTTGAAGGTCTGCGTCGCCTCGCCAGCCATCGCTATGCCGACGGCTTCGGCCGCATCTGCGTTCTTCACTTCGATCCGAAGCATACGGCACCGGTCGACCGCCGCGCGTTTCCATCCGGCCCTGTCGCGTCCTGGATGCCGTCCCTCGCCGAGGAAATGCTTCCTCCATGTCGCCGAAGGGATCGTTTCCCAATCGATGCGATAGGCCGCGATGATGGCCACCGCGGCGCCGCACAGGCTCGATAGCTGAAGCGCGGCGGGATTGAGTGTTTGTTCCTCGACCGGGCCGGCGAGCGTGTTCTTGGTCTTTTTGAAAGACACCACGTTGCGCATGGGCTGTTCGATCGCCACGAAGTCGGGCCGGACTGGCTTCAGGAGTGCGACGAGTTGCTGGGCGAGCGATGCAGCCTTTTCCTCGGCGTTATCGCCCTGTGCCTTCAGAAGCCCCGTCCTGATGGTCGATAGCGAGGCACCAGGCTCGTACCATGCGAACCCGGTGACCGTTGCGATGTCCAACCCGAGGATCAGGCTCATCAGGCGGCTTCGTCCTGCTCTTCGTCGAAGCCAGGATCTTCGCTGCCCTTGATCAGTTCGTCCTTCTGGGCATTTTTCTTCTCCATCGCCGACAAGAGGTCTTCGCGCATGATGCGCTGCCCCTCATGCCAGCCCTTCATCCAGGCTTGGCCCATATCAGACGAAGCGTCGTAGAGCGGATCGGGGTCTTTGCCGGCGAGCCCTGCGACCTTGCCCTCATCAAAGGCGCGCTCTTCGACCGGGCGCCGATCTGGGAACAGATCGCCTTGCTCGCCTGGCGGCAGAGCATTGAAAGCCTTCGCGATTTCGATCAGTTCCTTGATCTCCTCAACGAAGATGTTCTGGTCGTCCATCGTTGCGAGACGGAGACCGGCGTCGATCTCGGAAAGCTTGAAGCCGTCGGCCTTTGCCAGCGCCCTCGCCTTCTTGCGCTCCTCCATGATCGGTTTCAGCCGATCGGCGATGCCGAGAAGCTGCCGGATGTGATGCATACGGAGTGCCGACTTTTCCGCCGGCGTCAGTTCGCCGCTGTTGTGGCCTGTCTGCGCTTGCATCTCGGGTGCCTGCGCTTCCTGCTGTGGTTTCTTTGCCATGCTCTTGCCTCCTCGTTTTCAGATCTTGGGAGCGGCGCGGTCGAAGCCAGGATTCGGCCCGTTGTCGAGCGTGACCTTGGTCTTGCTGGAAACCGTGCAGCGCTGCTCGTCGAACCATTCCGAACTCCGAATGGAACCGTCCTTCGCCACCTTCGGCGAAAGGAGAACCTGATTGCAGCCGGTCAGGTATTCGACGCGGCCAATGACGATGCCAGTGAAACCGGTGATGACGTCCTTTGCAGTCGTTCCGAGTTCGATTTTCATGCTCTTGCCTCCTCGTTGAAATTCAGGCCCGCACGCGGCGCGGATCTCCGGGGATAGGATCGCCGCAGATACGAGCCGTCAGGTTTCGGGTGTCTCTCGGAATCTCGGCCAGCCGGGCGAGCGCATCCGCTGCAAATGTCGCCCGCTCCGAGATGAGGGCTCTCGTCTGCTCGCTGAATTTCACCTCTGCGCCGGGCTGATGGCGCCTCGCCTGCTGCTGGCGGGCAAAGTCCGGATCAAGCACGCGGTGAACCGTGGTGCCGTGGCAACCGAGACGGCGCCCGATGGCCTCATAGTTCATGCCTGCTGCGAATAGCCGGCGCGCTCTGGCGATCTGGTCTTCGTTGAGCTTGGGCTTCATGCGGGCACCGGGAGGCAATCGAGGATGTGGAGGCGCTTTTTGGAGAGCCCAGCGAACCGCCAGCCGGCCAGATAGAAGATGTGTCCCCATGTCGGGCGACTGGCGCGAATGGTCGGCTTGACGCCAAGCGGATCGACGAAGGTAAACAGCCGCTCGCCGGGCCACTTCTGCCAAGCTAGTTGCATGGCTTCGGTCAAAAGTGGGGTCGCGTCCTCCCCGCTTTCTCGCCGATAGATGCAGCATTCGACGCCAGTCTGCCCGTCGCGGCGATACTTTTCCTTGCGCCATGCGCAGAGCGCGCCGCCATCAGCTGCGAGCAGAAGGTATTTCTCACCGGGACCGATAATCAGTTCGTTTACGCGACGACCGGCGGCGCGCGGCCGGTAACTGTAATGACGTTTGAAGATGCCGCGCGCCGTGTCATTGCCGTCGAGAACTTCGACCCAGCCTTCGCCGATGAGGAAGGGCTGAATGTTCATGCCGGCTCTCCCGCAAGCATCGCCTTGGCGCGGGAGCGCATGGCTTCGCTCATATCGAAACCGATCGAGTAGAGAGTGCCGAAATCGATCCCCATCGCCTTTGCCTTCTTCCGCAACCGCTTGATGTGCGAGCGAATGGCTTCGGGGAGTTGGTCGATCATCGCGACACGATCGGCATTGTAGATCGTGGATTCGATCTGCCCGTAGGTGGCGACGCCGCGGCGAACCAGGATGAGGAATATCGCGGCCTCTGCCGGCGTCATGCCGTACCGGCGACGAAGGGTGAGGAGATCGTCCGAAGGCAGGAAGGTTTCAAGCCGGGCGCGGAGCTCGCGGTTTTCCTGCTCGAGCCGGTCGACGGCGCGGCGAAGCGCATGCTCATTGCGGTCGGGGCGAGGATGGTGGGCGAGGTCGGGACGGACGTGGAGCATGTTTCACGTCCCCCTGTCCGGGACAAACAGGCATATCGTCTTGCCGGCGTCCAAGCCGGACTGGTGCGCACACCAATGAAACTCACCATCGGGGCTTGGCCGGACGCGCTTGTCGCCGTAGGAGATCACATCGTTCGGGGTGTGGTAGCCGTCGGGCCGCTCGGTGACCTCGCCCTTTCCGGCCTGCCTACAATCATAGGATGCGCAACATGCAAAAGGGTATGTCCAGCCTTGCGGCATTGCGGCGGTCGGCTGCGCCTCATGCGCCTGCACGGCTACCGTAGTCAGGAGAAGAGCGAGAGCGGCGCGCATCATTCACCCCGCTCCGCCCAAAAGATCAGTTCAGCGCCCCAGGCCGATATCCGGCCCCCGCAGGCGAGCAATCTCCTGCCCGTAAAAATCAGGATCGATTTCCCCAAGGCGCGCAGCAAGGATTGCCGCTTGCTGTCTTGCGATGAATGCTTCGTGTTTTGCACGCTCCAGACCCTCGTTGCTGTGGCGCTCGACGGCCTCACGGACAGCATCCGCGAGATCGGCCGGCACTCTTTTGATTTTCTTCCAGCGCAACCGTTCGATGACGGTGCAAGGCAGGCGCGCCGCTCGCGCCGCCACGTTGATCGACTGCTTGGCTGGACCAGTCCCACCGAGCAGCCGGACGGCCGAAGCCATCTCTTCCTGAATTGCTTCAACTCGATACATTTCCGTCTCGCGCCGTGGGATTTCCCGGTCGCGCCCCATGTTTTCCGTCATTGAGAATTTCCTCTTCGCTATGTTCGTGACGGTCGAACACAGCGACTAAGCCAGCCGGGTAGACTGGCGAAAAATCGAAGGCAGGAATGAAAGAGGTGAAGCATGCAGCCCCGACCGAACCGCCAAGAACGACCGGGCTTGCAGCTTCAATTCGAGTTTGGGGTGAAAGAACGACCCCGCGCGGGGAATGGCTCATGGGCGAAGCCTCGCCCGGAGTTTCGAGACCGGAACCGAAGCGATCGCGTAGGCGACCGCCAGCGGCCAGACAACGATGACGACCCATTCACGCAGGCCAGGGGGTATATCCCTCCCTACGGCTGCAGCGGCGCCGATTATGCCGAGCGCGTAAAGCGTGAGCGCAACCACCGTCATGCGATCCTCTCGCGCCGGACGTGAACGCCGATCTCAGAGCAGAGCCCACGGATTTCATCGGGTGTCGCGGAGAATTTGAGCCTCGAGCAGATTTCCTCTGCCGTGCGCCCTGCCCGAGCCAGACCGATCACGAAGTCGACGTCGGCCATTGTCCATTTCAGGTTGAGGCGCTGGATCATGCGGCCGCCCTCCACAGAGGAAGAGGCATTTGCCATGCATCAAAGGCTTTCGATGCCGCCTCTTGGACGCGATCGGCGAAGCCCTTTGCCTCTTTCCAGCAATTGCCGTTCCGTCCTTGCCGACGAGCTGCAAACGACCACGCCATGCTATCGGCGCTGTGAAGCAGATCGCGGACGCCAGGATGTTCTAGCGAAGTCTGTTTTATGCCGAAGCCATGCAGCCGCAGATCGGGACGAAGCGCATGAATAGCCGACAGAACCTCGACGATTTTCTCCGGGTCGCCGTTGCGCTTGCAGACCGATCCGACGCCGACCCACATGCCGAAGGTCAGGCGGTCGCCATAGGCGCGGATGTGATCTTGGTATTCGCGCGGCGCGTAGCCCTGCAGGACAGGCAGGACCGGGAAGGGCAGGCCTTCGGCTATGAGAGCGTCATAGCGCTCAATGGTGAGCCGCTGGTGGTCCGCTACAGTTCCGTCGGACGTGCCTGTCTCTTGTGTCTTGGCGAGCATGAACGGCTCGCACATGTAGTCCTGTGCCACTGCGGCGGCGATCTTGACCACGCCGGCCGCATGCAGGCGCCGAAGCTCGGCAGCATAGACCTCGACACCGTGGCGATAGTAGCCGTGCCGGTCGAGTTCGGTGAAGGCTGCGCTGTCGACCAGTACCTCGTCACATTCGACTGGCTTCTTGCGGCCGCGCAGGCGGTTGATGCTGATGCAGGCCAGATCGAAGTGCTGCGCATCGGCGGGCTGGTGAAGGCCGACGAAGAAACGGACGCTCACGCGATCCCTCCGTCCTTGGCGAACTGGCTGGATTCCAGATCCTTCACGGAGCGGATGACCTTCGCCATCGCAATCCAGGTGCAGATGTGCATGAGGAATAGGCCGAGGATGGCAGCGGCGGTGATCATGCTAGGCGCGAGCCCCGATGCAGATGCCCACGCAGATCGCGTTCACGACCGAACCTGCGGCATTGATTGAGCCGAGGACCACCGCGCCTTGCGAAAAGCACCAGATCGCCAAGCCGCTGCACAGAAGGAACAGCACGGTATGGACAATGAGGTTCCGAGCGAGAGGGGGATATATGCCGCTGCCCATCACTCGCTCCCCATTCCAAAGCGGATGCAGCAACCGACCAGAATGCTCGCGGGGATAGACAGGACGAGCCAGGCTATGAGGATGGTGGTGATCATGCGACGCCCCCAGAAATAGTCCGCCCCAGACCATTATTTGAGCTTGCATCGCGGATCGGTTGCAGGGAGCGCACGGCTGCGTTGAGGGCGTTAACCGCTCGGTGACCATGCGCGAAAGTCGGTACGGTATTTCCTAAAAGCAGGCTTGTGAGTGCGCCGCACCATGCCCCAACTTTGTCGTGAGCCGACGAATATTTCCGGCTCTTGCGCGGGGGAAGATCATGATTGGAGACGTGCCCAGCCTCGCTCCTTTGAGCGAGCCTCATCCGATTCACGACATCATTATCCAAGGGATTGCCGATATCGAGGACATGGGGCACGGCTGGTTCAGGTACACGCTTTACACAACGCAGAAGAGCCTGTTCGACGGGACGGAAGAGCGCATTGTGGTCGCGCGCCTTGTCCTCTCGGCCGAGACCACCAAACGCAATTCCGAAATGGCCTTGCGGGCGATCGGCGCCGTGCCGGCGCAGCGCTGTCCCGGGTGCTTCTGCGAAACGAGACATTGAGGTCAGGCCGCCACACGCTCGCGAGCGATGATGTATTCTCTGATCTCGCGGGCGTGCGCCACACACCCCTTAGCCATCTCATCCAATTGAGCAGCACGCGCTTTCAGCTCGTCGTCGGTACACATATCGACTGGAACAATGACCACCGCATCGTCGCGGGTCATTGGATAGGCTTTGCAGAGATGCTTGAAACCAGGAAGAAGGAGTTCGTCGGCAGTCGTGTCGTTGGCGGTGTACTTGCCGACGACGCTCTTCGCGATCCGCTTCAGATCATCAAATGCATGCACCCGATAAAATGGCGCATCCTCGCCTTCGATGCCGCTGCGACTGGCGAGAACGCCATAGACGATTTCGTCGAGGCTCGTCACTTCACCGGCGTCGATGCGCTCTTGCGCAATCTTGTGCATTTCCGAGCGGATGCTCTGTTCGTCCATTGGTCAGATCCTTGTGATGATGCGATCGTGGAATGCGTCGATTGCGGCAATCGCTTTTCGGACGCGGTCGCGCTCGGTTTCGATGAGGCAGGGAAGCACGGCGTCGACATCGAGCTTTTCGATATCTCGCTGGTAGCTCTCGAAGGCGCCGACGAAATGCAGCGAGCGGTTGAACTCGCCCGGGTCGCGGCCCTGCAAGTCAATGACTGGCTTCGGCGAAGACTTCTTGCCCTGCGACGCAAGCGTGGTGACCGTCGGTGGGTTCGAGCTTTCGACTTGTTTCTCGAACTCGTCCGCCGGCACGTTCGCTACGTTAATGGCGGTGTCCTTCTGTCGTTTCGACATGCCGGCCTGACCAGCCGCGGCCTTGCGCGAAAGAGTATCGGTGCCGGTACTCTTTCGGTGGGCGCCGGTCGCCGGCTCGATCTGCTTGAGGAGTTCCCCTGCCCGTCGGATGGCGCGGTCGCGAATACGCGTCGCCATCTTCATCATCTCGTCGTCATTCGCCTGCTTCGCGTAGGACGCCAAGGCTGCGGCCTTGTCAGCCCAATCCTGGCACTCGTCGAGTTGAGCGCAGTTGGCGAGCGCACTCTTCGCGTTCTCATAGGTCTGCGGAAGCCGCGCGCTCGCAGCATTGATCGTTGCCGGAACAGTTTGGGCGAATTGGATGCTCACGCTGCCTGCTCCGAAGCTTTGAACAGATCGGGGCGGAGCCGTTCCATCGGAATGCCAGTCACGCGTGACACGTCGCCCATGCGCTCGGCCGGCACCTTGTCCCACTGCGCGACGGCGCCGCGGGTGATGCCGATCTCGCGGGCCAGGCGCGCTAGCGACATCCTGTCTTTGACGGCTTCCATTCCCTCGAGGTCAGGCTTCATGGATGTACAACCAAACTTGCTTCGGTCGTCATCATGTACAGTTTAACTAACATGCCGTCAAGGGAGACTATCGAAGATTGTTTCGAAGGCGCTGATTACGATGCGCCGATGGAACTCAATGCCCGAATTTTCAAGGCGCGCAGCGACGCGAAGATGACCCAGGAAGAGCTGGCGAACGCGGTTCGAAAGACGCGTGGCGCCGTGGCTCAATGGGAATCGGGAGAGGTGCGGCCGCGGCACAAGACGCTTGTCGACATAGCCCAAGCCACTGGCAAAAACCTGATGTGGCTTCTGCACGGCGGCGACGAAGGGCCAGGCAAAGTCGGGCTTCGCGTTGTTGGCGAAGTGGCCGCCGGCCTTTGGCGAGAGGGCAACGTCTATTTTGCGCAGGAGACGAAGCCGGTCGCCCCTCACCCGGATTATCCACATTATGCGCAGCGGCTCTACCGAGTGTCCGGCAACAGCATCAACCGCGTCGCCCAAAATGGCGAATATCTGCACACCGTCGATGTGAAGGCTGCAGAGCTCAAGCCGGAACATGGGGACCTGGTTATCGTGCGCCGTATGCGGCACGACATGGCTGAATACACGGCGAAGCAGATCGTTTATCTCGATGGTCGCTGGATATTGCGCCCGGACAGCAGCGACCCGGACTGGCAGAGCGATATCGAACTCGAATCGGATGAAGGCGAGCAGATCGAGGTCACCGATATCGTGATTGGCAAGTGGGCTCCTGTCGAACGTAGGCGCCCTATCACTAGACCCTCTGTCGACCCCTTCCCTCTCTGACCTTCTTTGCTTTTGAAACCGGTTCAGACCTCGTATCTGCCATAAGACCCCCAAACCCCCATTGACCGGGCAGGCCAATGGAAGCCGGGGATCGTATGGCGCTCCTGAAACTCGGACGAGCCTCTGTAGAGCTGCCTCCCGCCTTTCGGTTGAGGAAGTCCTCAATTCCCTGACGTGCCGCTAGGACTTTCGACCCCGCACATCGCGCATCTTGCCAGGCGAGCCATGACGGCCAGCGCATCCGCGACGGCGTAGTGTTTAGCCGCGCCGAAAACGTCTGTCTAGTTCTGCTAAACTTTTTTCCAAATGCCTCTTGCGGTATGTATAGTTTGGCTGTACAAACAGGTCATCAACACAGGATGACCGACATGACCGCAGCCCTTCAACACACCTTCGCCGCCCGGGCTTTCGTCGTCTACGACGTGGAGCGTTCGTTCGACGAAAAAGTCTGCCGCTCCGAGCAGGGCGTGCGCGACTTCATCCACGGCGCCGATCTGTCCCGCTCGCATTTCATCGTGGTCGAGTTCGATACCGAGGAAGGCCGCTGTAGGGACGTGACCGACCTGTTCACGATCGAGGAAGCCGAGCCGGTCGACGAGTACCCGACCACCTTCAATCGCACCCGTTATATGCGCCAGGCCGGCGCGTTCGGCCGCTGATCCCGATCTGCTCTCACATACGGAGGAAGAGAACCGTGACCAAAAAGATCATCACAAAGCTGACGGCGGAGCAGGAAGGACGCCTTTCTGAATTCCGTGACGAATGGCTGCGGATTGGCCTTTCGACAGAACCAGCAGATTTCGATGCTGCTGAACTGGCGGTGCGCGATGCTTATGCAGTAGCAGGCTTGCCTGCACCCAAGATCATCCTTCGTCTTGCCTCGCCGCGTGAAGGCGCCATCGGCGCCGCCATCCTCAGGGGAACCAAGCTAGGCGAAGGCGTCGGGGCTCAGGTCGGGGCTCAGGTCTGGGCTCAGGTCAGGGCTCAGGTCAGGGATCAGGTCGGGGATCAGGTCGGGGCTCAGGTCTGGGCTCAGGTCAGGGATCAGGTCGGGGCTCAGGTCGGGGCTCAGGTCAGGGCTCAGGTCAGGGATCAGGTCGGGGATCAGGTCAGGGATCAGGTCTGGGATCAGGTCGGGGCTCAGGTCTGGGATCAGGTCGGGGATCAGGTCTGGGCTCAGGTCTGGGATCAGGTCAGGGATCAGGTCGGGGCTCAGGTCTGGGATCAGGTCTGGGCTCAGGTCGGGGCTCAGGTCAGGGATCAGGTCGGGGATCAGGTCGGGGATCAGGTCGGGGCTCAGGTCGGGGCGGCTTTCTATAGCCAGCACGAGGCGGCTTGGCTGTCTTGGGCATCATACTTCCACAAAGCGTGCGGCCTTCCAGGGACTGAAAAGGTTGAGCCGCTAGCCCGCCTCGCCGCTAACTGCGGCTGGGTATGGTTCTTTGCCGGCGCCGCGATCATCACTGATCGGCCGTGCGCCCTAAAGCGCGATGATCAGAACCGTCTGCATTGCGAGAATGGGCCGGCGCTCGAATACCGCGACGGGTTCTCCATACATGCTTGGCACGGCACGCGCATTCCAGCCGAGTGGGTCGAGGACAAGGCAAGCCTATCGGCCAAGGTTGCGCTGACTTGGCAGAACATCGAACAACGGCGCGCAGCCATTGAAATTGTTGGCTGGGCTCGCGTCCTCCGCGAACTGAACGCCAAGGTCATCGACGCCGATGGCGATCCGCAGATCGGAACCCTTATCGAAGTCAGCCTGCCCGATCTCGACCGCCCAGCCCGCTTCTGCCGTGTGACATGCGGTACCGGGCGAGAATTTGCGGTCGGCGTCCCACCTGAAACCGAAACGGCACTTGCCGCGCAAGCCTGGATGCAGGGCGTCCCGCTTGCTGACTTCATCCGCCCTGAAATTCGCACCTAACCGAAAGGACCAACCCATGAAGACCTTCAAGCATACCGCCGCACAGGGCGAGATCAGCATCCGTAAGATCGACGCCTTGCCTGCCGATGTCGTGCCGCTCAAGCCCGAGAATGGCCACTACGTCATCGGCCATTCCGAGACCGGCCATCATCACGTCATGACGCTCGACCGCAAGCAGGTATTCGAGGCGAAAAACCCGCCGGCCGGCATGCGCGTCCTCTACGCCATCCTCGATGTGCCGGCCGATCTCATCCACCAGCGCGGCCACGATACACACGAAACCATCCACCACGACGCCGGCATCTATGAATTTCGGCTCGGGCGCGAGTTCGATCCCTACGCCGAACTCGCCCGCCAGGTTGCGGACTGATCGACTTCGGTTTCCGGCGCCCGCCGCCGGTTTCCCAAGCCGACCCCATTCGAGAGCACTTCCATCAGCTCTCGACCCTGAAAGGAGGAACACTGTGAGCATCGACCTGGAAAAATTCGACGCCATCCTCGACATGAACGACCCGCAGTTCGCTGAGAAACTTCGCGCTGCGATTGGGGCGGAACCGGGTGAGAGCATCGAAGTCAGGACGCCGCAGTTCGAGCGGACGGATGGGCTGACTGTTCCTAAGCCTATCATGGATTTCGCCAAGCTCCCAAGTCTCTTCGAAGAGACGCTGAAGGAGATCGGCTGTCAGAAATGGGACGATCCCGACAAGGACGGCAATGTTCTCTGGCTCTACCCGGCGGAATGGTACGACCACATTCCTGACGGGACACCGATTGTCGATATCAACGGCCAGCACGAGAACTTCAAACGCGGCGAAACTGATGACGACATGCGCTTCGGCGCACTCGCATACGGCTTCCTGCGCCCTGCTCAGCCCTAACCCGCCTCGACCCTGAAAGGAGATCGTGAAGATGAGCACCCACATCAACATCCATTTTGCGGGCGAGATTGAGGCGAGAGCCGGCGGAACGTCGGGCGCCCCGCTCATCATCAAGATTGGCCGCAAGTGGCCAGCGCTCGATGATGAGGTCACGCTATTCACCGACGATGCCGCTCTGTCCAGCAAACTCGCCGACGCGATCAACGATACGATAGCCGCGCGCAAGGAAGAACTGGCGGCGCGCAAGCATCGCGAAGTGAAGCCGTTCGGCCCCGACGATATCGTCTATCGCGAATTCCACATCAGCAACGACGGCTTCGGCTGGTCCTACAGCCACGACGCCTACGACGGCGCACCGGACGCGAACGACAACCGCTGCGGCCACGCGTCGTCATTGCAGGCTGCCAAGAACGAGATCGACGAATGGTGGGCCGAACAGTCCGGCACCGCCTCCGAACTCATGGACATGCACGACAAGACCATCGCGATGGTCAAGGCCGTCGTTGGGATCGACTAACCCCCATTTCCCAACACCCATACGGGAAGGACAACCGATGAACGCGACAGCAAAGCATACGCCGGGACCGTGGAGCGTTCCGCATTTTGCTCGGCCAGATGTCGGCTGCGAATGCGGCTATGTGCTGGCTGACGGCTATATGGGCGCAGTGGCGACGGTTCATTGCAGCCATGAGACCGGCGAAAACTGGAGCAACGGCGATAACCCGCGCTTTGATGAGGCTGTTGCGAATGCGCATCTGATCGCTGCCGCTCCTGAACTTCTGCGCTGCGCCAAAATTCTAGCAGGCCTCGAAGCTGAGGATGGTGGCAGGACTTTCCCCACAAAGCAGGACTGCCAATTCGCCCGCGCAACTATTGCCCGCGCAACCGGCGAGGGCAAGTAGATGGCCCCCGACATCCTCGACGCTGCCCACATGCTCCGCTTCCAGACAGACTGGGAGCGCAGACTTCACGAATACGATCTGTTGCTTACCGCCGGCGTGGATGCCGACGAGGCAGAACGCATCGTCCGGCGCGCGGCACAGGACCGGGCAGCGGTTGCCGCAGTGGAGAGGGAGATTGCGGCATGACAGCCTACGCCCTCGCCTGCCGTGATTGCGCTCTCGGGCTTCTGAACACAGCCCGCGAAGTCAAGCGCGACGGCAATGCCAGCGAAGTCTCCCGACTGGTGAACAACAGTCGCTGGTATTGGCGCCGCTACATCTGGGATCTGATCACCGAAAGGAACTGACATGCTCCGCATCACCAAAGCATCCGAGCCTATTACCGTCGAGCGGCTGAATACGGTCATCTATGGCCCGCCCGGCTTGGGCAAGTCGTCCCTCGCCTTCACTGCCGATACGCCGCTATTGCTCGACTTCGACAACGGCAGCCATCGTGCTGCCAACCGCAAGGACACCGTGCGCGTGTCCGACTGGTCTGATGTCGCGAACATCACCGCGGAAGACCTAACCCCGTTCAAGACAGTCATCGTGGACACCGCCGGCCGCGCGCTGGACACGCTCACCGCCGACATCATCCGCATCAACCCCAAGCATGGTCGTGGCGGCGCCCTCACCCTGCAAGGCTACGGTGAACTGAAGGCGCGGTTCACCTCGTTTCTCAAGCTTCTGAACAGCTTCGGCAAAGATGTCGTGCTGATCGCGCACATGGATGAGCAGCGGAATGGCGACGACATTATCGAGCGCCTGGACGTTCAGGGAGGATCGAAGGGCGAGATCTACAAAGCCGCCGACGCAATGGGCCGGCTCGTCATCGCAAACGGCAAACGGCAACTCCGATTCTCACCGACCGACGCTGCTTTCGGCAAGAACCCAGGCCAGCTTGAACCCTTGGACGTGCCGGATATGTCGGCGACCGAGTTCGACGGCTTCCTTGCCGGCGTCATCGACCGCATCAAGTCGCGCCTGAACGAACTGACCGAAGACCAGCGCGAAGCCGTCGCCGAACAGCAGTGGTTCCGCGATGCGCTCCCCAAGATCATGGACGCGGCTGGCGTCAATGAGCTTCTGCCCCGCGCGATAGCCGGCGGCACCGTCACCAAGACCATGCTTCACAAGCGCGCGACCGAACTCGGGTTGGCCTTCGACAAGGCCGCGACCGAATACGCCAAGGCGAAAGAGGCCGCGTGATGCTCGCCCGCGTTTCGAACGTCGAAGCCCACCGGCAGTGGAAGAACTGGCAGCCTCTATTCGAGGGCCAGGACGAGCCGACCGTGGAAGACCTGGTGCGGTTCATCACGACCGATGAGCCGTCCGAGGCCATGAAAGCCGGCACAGCCTTCCACAAGGCGCTGGAAACAGCCCCGGACGGCAACCACACTGTATTCGAGGCAAACGGCTACCAGTTCATCCTGCCTGATGCCTCGCTTGCGCTGCCCGACGTAAGAGAGATGCGCGCCTATGGGCAATATGGCGGGCTGACCGTCACCGGGCAGGTGGACGGTGTAGATGGCCGGATCGTCACCGATCACAAGACCACGAGCAAGTTCGATCCAGAGCGGTACCTGAACGGGTGCCAATGGAAATTCTATCTCGACATCTTTGGCGCCCAGGAGTTCCGCTGGAACATCTTCGTCATCAAGGAACTCGAGCCGATGGTCTACGGGGTCTCTGAGCCCCAAGTGTTGAAGGCTTATCGCTACCCAGAAATGCACGCCGACTGCGAAAAGCTGGCGGCCGACTATCTGGAATTCGCCAATCAGTTCTTGAGGGGAGCGGCATGACCACGCGCTTCATCGAGTCCGAACGCGATCTGTTGCTGGCTCATCGCTATCTCGATAGCCAGGGCCTTCCATTCACCTTGTCGGTGAGCAAGGGCGGCAAACGCTCGGTGAAGCAGAACCGCCTTCAAATGCTGTGGCTGACCGAGATAGCACAGCAGAAGGAAGATGCGACTGTCGAGGAAATCCGCGCCTACTGCAAACTGACGATCGGCGTTCCGATCCTCCGGGCGGAGAACGAGACCTTCCGCGAGAAATACGACGCGGTGGTCAAGCGCCTGCCCTACGAACAGAAGATCGCGCTGATGATGGAGCCACTGGACTTTCCCGTCACGCGCTTGATGTCAACGAAGCAGGCGACCGCCTATCTGGACGGTATCCATAGGCATTTTTCCGAACAGGGAATCGTGCTGACCGATCCTGGCGACCTCCTCTACCAGTATTCGAATTCACCTGACCATTCCCCCGCTAACGCCCCGTCAGGTGATAGCTCGCCCACGAAGAGGGGCGGGCCAGCGGCCGGCGCCATTGAAGAGAGCGGCAATCGTGCTGTCTCGGCGCCGGCCGGTTCCTCTTATGCGCAGGCGAAGGGAGTTTGAGCGATGCCCATCCGCACCATCCGCCGCATCATAACCTGGTGGAACTCTCTTCACCCCGATCGCGCGCTTGAGCGGGCCATTCCTGCCTTTGCTGAGGCCGCCAGACGTGAGCGGCGCGCTCGGGCAAGGAATTGCACTCAGGAGATCGGCGCGGCTCTGGAGGCCAAGCGTGAAGCCGTGCATGCGGCTCTTGCCGGGAAGGCAGTGCGCTGATGGCTCGTCGACGCTTCACCGATAAGGACCGCGCCCGAATTTTCGCGAACAACAACGGTTGCTGTCATCTCTGCGGGCAGAAGATCGATGGCGTTCGCGAGGCATGGGAAGTCGAGCACGTCATTGCATGGGAACTGACGCGCGACGACAGCGACGATAACCTGAAGCCGGCGCATATCGGCTGCCATCGGCAAAAGACCCATGAGCAGGACCGCCCGGCCATCAATCAGGCCAAGCGTCGCGAGGCAAAGCATACAGGGGTGAAACGCCCGTCAAGCAGCCTATCGCGCCCGAAAGAACCCCGCGCGCCGCTGACCAAGACACTGCCATTCAAGCCGATGTTCGTTGCGAGGGAACAGACACAATGAGCCTCCCTGGATATGACGCATGGAAGACCGAAACGCCAGAAGAAGAGCGCGAGCGCATCTTCGGGCCTCTGTGTCCGTTTTGCGGCGCCTACTCCCCTCGCCAGTGCGAGCTTGAGGAGGAGAGCGGCGGCATCTGCCCTTGGGAAGAGAGCGAGCCTGACCCGGACGATCTGATGGAACAGCGCCGCGAAGATAGTGAGATGGAAGCCAGATACCCGCGCGATCTGGAGGATTTCTGAACATGGCTCAGGTCAATATCATACCGAAAATCCGTTGCGACAACTGCGGCAACACTGTCGATCAACAGCGCCGGAGCGCCACCAGCGCCGACTACACCAAGCCCAGCATGTGGGGCTCATGCAAGATGGAAGGCGGCCGGTCGACCGCGACAGTTATGGCGGCAAGTCCCGGCTTGATTTCATCGATCTGTGCGAGCGATGCGCGAACATTGCGCTGGATGCCGCCGCAGCCGCGCTTGAGAAGGCGCGCAGCGAAGGCTTCGATGGCCCGACAGGTGCAGAATGACCCTCGCCAACGCCAAGCTTCGCGGTCGCGGGTTTGCTTCTACTCGACGGTATGGAGGGACGGAATGAGAATCGTACTTACAGTCGGCGACCATGAGCAGAATGGCTTCGTCGCTTTGGCGAAATGGTCGCACCTCGAAGAAGCAGAGGCGCGCGCAGCCATAGACGCCGTTGACGCTTCGATACCTGAAGAGGCGGAGCCGGATATCGAAACGGCAGCGTTCACGTTCATCTTGGATCTGATGAACGAGAATGGCGACCTGATCGACAATAGCAAGCGCCAGTTGCCGACGCAAACGGCCATGGCCCTAGCGCCAGATCAGGTCAGGCAGTGGCTGGAAGAGCGGCCTGATCCCGATAGCGTTCTCTGTCGCCACATTCCAGAAGCCGTCCGCAGGGCCCTTAATGGAGGGACGGATGGCTGAGACGAAGCTGACAGAGGCGACCGACGCAATGGTTGAGGCCTACAAATACGCCTTTGGCGACTATATCGAAAAGGTGATGTGCAAGCACGTCATCCCGCCGACCGGCGACATCGGCTTCCACGCAACCAAATATGCCCTGAGCTACGTCCTGAGTTCCGGTCGCGAAGCTCTCCGCCAAGCACAGGAGCAGGGATGATGGCGATGGATGAGAATCTGAAGCGCGCGCAACAAATTGTGCAGGGGCGAGCCTTCAACCGGCCAGGCGATATCGACGGTGAGCGTCTTGTCGGCTTTGTCGTTTCCGAGGAAGTTGCCGGCCTCTCCGATGCGATATTCGCACTTGATGCAATCCGAGCCGCCCTCTCTGCCGCACAGCCAGTACCGGGGGTGAAGGAACTGGAGTGGGCAGAAACATGTTGGCAAGACGGCCATCCAATTCGCTGGACCGGTCAAATCGCTGGCGCGCGTCTATTCTACCTCATCAAGCACGATGTCGATGGCAAGTTCGAATGCTGCGACCGCGACCATGAGAGTTTAGACGAAGCCAAAGCCACCGCGCAAGCCGACTTCGAAGCTCGCATCAGGTCGGCGCTGATCCCCACCCCGCAGCCCGTGGAGAGCCAGGGCGAGCCGGTGGCGAAACGCTACTGCCAGTGCAAGAGCCTGACGAACCCCTGCATCGTCTGTGGCCTGCCGAAGTTCATTGATCCAACATGGCTGAAACGCAAGATCGAGGAAGAGCCGGACGATGTCGAGATCGGTGCGGGGTTCGAGTTGTTTCCGCTCCCGTCCGCTACCCCTCCCTCCCCAGCACAAGGGACGGTGGAGCGAGCGGAGCCAGTGGCGTGGGAGCGCTTCAATGAGACAATGGACCGCTGGCTAGAGACGCCAGCCGAGGATATTCCCCGCTATCGAGAACTGGGCATCGCGGTGCGTCCGCTCTTCACATCCCCGCCAGTAGATAGCGACGCGGTGCGGGCTCTGGACGGCCAGGAGCGCATGTTGCTTGGATGGATGCTCGCGGCATTTGAGCAAAGTAAGATAGGCCATCCGATCACCGACGATCTCAAACGCGAAATGAGAGA